GTTCTATTTTTCTTAGAATTTTCTAATAATTTGGTTTTACCAACATATTCACCTTTATTATATCTTTTAATATACGCTTTATAACAATCTCCATCCCAAATATGACATCCATTTTCAACAAGGAACTTGATGTTTGTATCACCACGAAGAAACCATAACAACTCGGTTACCATGGTTTTGAATGCCATTTTCTTGGTTGTTAACAACGGAAACCCATCTTTCATATTATGCCGAATTTGCATACCAAATTTAGATAAAGTTCCAGTTCCAGTCCTATCGGATTTCTCGGTTTTGCTTTGTAAAAGAGACCAAAGCATCATTTGATATTGGTGGTCTAATCTGTTCATGTTAATAGTGGTGGGTTTTTTGGTGTTGTTTTTATTTCATCGGGTAAATCTGAATCATCTATTTTTAGTTTGGTTTGTCGTTCAACTTCGGCAACAACTTCACGTTTATCACCACGACCCCAAGCCCAAGCCAATGTAGATTTCATTCGTTCAATCTCATGTTCTAATGTGTTTATGTTTTTTTCAAGTATGGTTTCATCTGATGGGTCTATATCGTAATCTATTTCATATTCGGATGCAAGTTCCAATAAATACAATAGGTTATTAGATTCAAAAGCAGTTCTTACACGATTAAACGTATCAGCATCACCACCCCTATCGGGATGAACTTTACCTGATAGTTTTTTATACAATCGTTTAAGTTTCTCCGGCTTGTTTTTTAATTCATCCTTTTTTAATTGAGATTTACGTTCACGTTCTGCTTGTTCTTTTTTATAGTGTTCCCAGTGTTTAGTAAATTCATCAAAATTCGGGGGAGTATCTCTCACTTCCCCCGTATCTTGATTTACCCAAACTTCACGTTCTTTTTTAGAAGATTCGGAGTCAAGTTTATTACGCTCGGTATAATACTTGTTAAACCTCAACTCAAAATCCTTTATGTAGTCATCGAGTTCAGTTCTAATATCCTCTTCTTCAAGTTTTAGATATTGATGTTTTAGGTTATATTTTTTCAGGTGCCGGTTCACTCACTTCTTTCGGTTCATTGACAATCATACATTCAGTAGTAAGTAGTGTACCAGCAACCGAAACTGCTTTTTCAATAGCAGTTCTTGACACTTTGGTTGGGTCAATAATACCAACTTCCATCATGTCAACAAATTTCTCATTGATGACATCAAACCCAATACCAGCTTTACTAAAATCTGAATTCAATTCTCCATCATGAGTTAATCCGGCATTTGATAGAATTGCGAGGAATGGAGCTTTACAAGCTTGTAATACAATGAAATATCCCAATTCTTCATCCTCGTTTGTAATCGATAGATTATTTGTATCAATTCCCAATCTCGCGTGAATCAAAGAAGCACCACCGCCAGGAACAATACCCTCTTCAACAGCAGCTTTGGTAGCCAAAAGTGCGTCATCGATTCGGTCTTTCTTCTCCTTCATCTCAACTTCAGATTGAGCACCAACACGAAGTACAGCCACACCACCTGAAATTTTAGATAATCTCTTATGGAGTTTCTCCTTTTCAAAATCAGACTTTTGTTCTTCGATTTCGTGTTTGATTTGGTCAATACGAAGTTTAATTTCATCGGAAGAGCCAGCACCACCAACGATTACAGTTTCATTCTTGGTAACAACAACACGTTCGGCGTTACCCAAATCTTCAAAAGTCGCTTCTTCCAATTCTTTGCCAATACCACCAAACAAAGTTCCACCGGTCAGAGCAGCCATGTCTCTCAACATTTCACTACGTTCAGAACCAAAACCGGGAGCTTTAACAGCAACACACTTCAATACACCACGAGCAGCGTTTACTACCATGGTAGCCAAAGCTTGACCCTCAACCTCATGAGCAATTACCATGATTGATTTGTTCTTGGTAGATACTGTTTCGAGGATACCAACAATGTCATCCATCTCCACAATTTTACCATCATACAACAAAATGTACGGGTCTTCCAACGTACAATTCAATTTTGTTTGATTGTTGATAAAATAGTGAGAAAGGTATCCTTTGTCAAACTGAAGACCTTCTACGATATTAAGTTCGTCCTCGTTTGAGTTTCCTTCTTCTACCGTGATTACACCATCACGACCAACTTGCGCCATTGCTTCAGCAATCATACCACCAACAACTTCATCACCATTTGCTGAAATGGTAGCTACTTGTTTGATTTGTTCGTTGGTATCAACTTTTACTGATACGTTTTTCATAAGATTTTCAACGACATCTTTTACTGCCTTGTCCATACCACGTTTCAACGAGATTGGATTTGAACCACTTTCAACGGCACTCATACCTTTGTTGAAAATGAATTGAGCTAATACAGTAGATGTAGTTGTACCATCACCAGCATTGTCGGCTGTTTGTTGGGCAGCTTCTTTGATTACTTGTGCCCCAAGATTCATCGTGTTGTCAGTAAATTCAATCGCTTTGGCAACTGTGACACCATCCTTTGTAATGTGAGGCGCAGCATCGGTTTGTACGATTACATTTCGACCACGAGGTCCAAGTGTAACCTTTACAGCATCAGCCAATTGATTTACACCTTCGAGTAGTTTTTCTCTCGATTCTTTACCATGAAATACTTGTTTTCCCATAACTTATTCTTCCTTTTTGTTTTTGTTATACTTACTTTGTTCTTTTGCGATTGTTATTTGTTCGGCTCTCCACTCGGGCTGTTTACCACGGAGATTTCCACGGAGATTATGGAAGCAATTGTAACACAAGAATCTTAAATTCTCTCGTGTATGATTGTGCCAGTCATCATCCATGTGGTCCAACACCAATGGAATTGTATTGTCAGACAATCTTTTTTCATTGTATCCACAATTGTGACACCCATGTGGAAAGTCTTCCAATTTATCAGCGTTGTTGATTAGTCTCTTTTTTAAGAGATGTACTGAATAGTCGGGGTATTTACCATCCAAAATATCTTGGAGTGCGTATCTACCTTTGTCTATGTTATATGGTTTTTTTACACCCTCACCTTTTTGATTTTTATGTAAATCCCAAAGATTTTTACCGGTGGATTCGTCTATGTACGATTTTGAATATTTTTCATAGGTCGTTAATGATATGTTCAAGAATCTAGCAGCACCACTATTACTTTTAGAGTTCTTCATCGCATAACGAATCTGAGCCTCCGTAAAGTTTAGTGGGGTTCTGCCCATTCCAAGAACATAACCATTAGGTAATTTGTGACCTTTTTTCATTTATCGTAACTCCATTTATAATAAATACAAGATTTAATATTTTCGGATTATAGTTTGTAAAAATTCGAAATCTATATTATCCAACAATAGACCATTTTTATTAAGCTTTTTATCCAAGTCATACAATCCTTTTCGGTCATAGTATGCTGGAATTCCATATAAAATCCTATCATTCATGTATGCGTAAAACTTAACACTCTCAAAAATTCGAATGTGTCTACTTAATTCATTTACTAATAGATTGTTTAGTATTTTGTTAGATGTGTATCGTTCTGCTGTTACTTCCATAAGATTTGAATTAATAAAATAATAAGGGAAAGCCCCAAAGATACCATGGTTTTCATGGTTATTCCTTCATTCATAAAAATGTAAGTCATTATAGTAAATGATAAAATACCCAAACCAAATCCAATAAATCTCACCGGCCACAATTCTCCATCAAAATATAGAACCATGTAACGGCTGGATGTGATGAATAGATATGATAGTATACTTCCAAACACAATGGACAACGTGATGGGATTTCGTCTAAACCATTCCCAAACAAATTGTCCATTTGTCTGAACCCATACTAATGTTTGACCCATTAGCATTAATATCATTCCTATAATGAGGTTTCTCAATCTTCGTAGTTTTCGTATTCAAATTCCGTGGTTTGTTTTTCTTTTAACCACGATTCATAATGATATGCGTCATCGATATAATCTTCAGACTCATCCGTGATGTCCGCTTGACGTAATTCTTCAAACCAACGTTTTGTTATACTCATTTTACTTCTACCATTAAGATTTCACCTTCACGATATAGATTGTATTTTTCACCATCAATCTTCAATTGAATTCCGGTGTTAGGTACAATAATCACATCCCCAACCTTCAATGTCATTTGAATAAGAGTTCCATTTTGGGTGTAAATTCCAGGTCCAACTGAAATAACTTCACCTCTCATTTGTTCCTTAACGGATTCGGGTCTATACAATCCACCCTTTGTTTTCTCATCTTCTTTGATGACTTTTACTAAAACGTAATCGTTTAATGGTTTATAGTTCATAACTTTCCTTTATTTTTAACAAATATACAACAAATTTTTGAATTATCCAAATCAATATGGTAATCGATTTGCAATTTTGTGAATTAATTCTTCCTCATCCGTGGTCAGCATAAGTCTACCCTTTGAAAGTTTAGACAAAGTTACTTCCCAAGCTTCATCTAATATGTTATTAGAGTCTGATGACCCACCGACTTGTTTTGGTCGATACCCATCTTCATACAAATCATCTACGAGTTCTTGCTTTTCTCGGTCTGACATATTCCAAAGTATGTCATCAATGTCAATATCAATTGAAATGCTCATGTTAAATATAATTAATTTAGTTTACCAAAAATTTCCGTTTACAAAGTCTTTTTGACGTTTTGTTTGTTTTTTTAACGACACCTTTTCCAATTCAGATAAAGTTTGTTTTTTAGGTTTATTCTCGTAATATTGAGTCTTTGGTTTAGACCTCTGAATCTCATTGAGGATACGAGTTCGTTCAGCTTCAGTTAAACTTTTTGTAAGCGTTGACGATACATAACAATACGGGTCTCGTGGGTCATCTAACTCAATGTCATAATATATACATCCAATTGTAGTAACAGACCTAACTCTATATGTAGCATATCCATCTTTAGAGAATTCTAACTTTTCAACATAAGCTAACTCTTTTACACCAAACCATTTTATAGCAATTGGTTCATATGGTTTGTACTGATGTTTCTTACGTCTACGTTTATCTTTATTTACGTTTCTGACTTTGGGTAGGGTTGAATCTTTACTCATGACCACCAATATTCAATATTATGTTCTAACATTTTGAATAATACTCTTTTAGCTTTAGCGTGTTGGTTGTAGTAATATTCAATTGTATTTCGGTCTTCAACAAGGTCACCCGTTGACGTTGTTTCAAATAGCAATTCTATGTAGTATTCGTTTTGAACCCTATCGATTAATTTTAATATGGTTTGAGCTCTTTGATATCTAATATCATCAATCTCCGAAAACTTTTCACCATACTTTAAATGTTCAATTTGATGTTTGATTTTTGTTTCAATAATCTCATAAACATAGTAATAATCCCAATCTTGGTCTCTCCAAATGATAGGAGCCCATCTAATTAAATTTCGTACACGTTTGATGAATCGTTTCATTCTAAACATATTAGATATTTACGTTTTCGAGACCACCATTTTTTTCTACTTGAAAAGCGATAGCCCTTTTCTCTTCAGGTCGTTCCTCACTAGCATTGTTGATTAGGATTCGTTCAGCTCGTCCGATACCCATGACCAATTGGTGGAATGGGATACCTAACAACGCCATCTCAAGAACAGTGGTATTTCGTAGATATTCTGGTCGAGCGGTGGTTAACACAATATGATGACCTTCGTTGTACCATTGGTTCATTTTCTCAACAGCACCGGGCAAAGCCACACTACTATAAGGGTCAATTTCTTCAAATCGTACTTGGTGAACCAAAGTACCGTCAATGTCACTAAAAATGGTTTTGGGTTTCATATTTCTCTCAATCATTACTAACAAATATACAAATTATTTTTCAAACAAACAAGCATTTCAATGTTAAGTTTATGTTAAATACACAATTTTTCACGAAGTCGTTTGATGTGTTTACATTCCGAATATCTACGGAATTGACCAGCGGGACATTCACAGCTGAACGATTTGTGTTCATATGAAGTCACGATGTAGTATTTGAGTTTTCCGGTCTTTTTGTCACGGGAACCCATTTCTCGGTATTTCTGAATCCAACTCATAGTCTCAATCTTACTATGTAAAGATACGAAACTATTTTGAGAATGCCAAATTTATTTTGATTTTTTTGGAAAAATATTTGAAAAAGTATTGGGTGTTGTGTTTGGTTTGGAATCCCAAAGATGGTCAAAATTATCCCACTTACCATAACCCAAATTATCATAGTCTTGTCTGAATCTCTGATATACCAACTCGCGGAGTTCATCTTCATCCCAAGTAACACCATTTGGAATTAACAACCTACCCCTATTTGGATTTTTAATTTCCATATCGTCCGAAATAAATGGTAAGTTTTTAATATCACTTAACCAATTTTCAGCATGGATTATGTAATCAATTCGTGATTCAAATTGAGTAATCACTCTCCACTGTGACAAAGCATCACACCTTTCGATTGGAAACTTCTTGAGACCATCCAGCGGGTCTGTAGTTCCCTTTGGTAATTCAGTACCATCCCACTGGTCATGTTTCCAATAAGAAATCCATCTATAGTAAGGATGTCTTACCGAAACAATATGTAAGTAATCTTTAGGACACACCTCGGGCCACATATTTTCATGAGAAAATACAGGCCAATTGCTTGGTGGGATTGGTGATTTTATGTGTGGATTTAAATCACAATGAGTTCTAAATACGTCAGCTGTACTTCTACTGGCAACCTTTGGCGGACAGTGCCAGACAAATTTGTATTTATGTGAATAATTCATTAAAGCTCGGTATCGAAGAAGAATGTCTGAAACAATCTACCATCGTATAAATCTTGTCCAAAATAATCCAATGACATATGAAAGTGGTCACCACGATACATAACCAATCGATTATACACGTTGGCTAATCTATCTACCAATTCCCACTTTGTCATGTCTTGTGAATCTTTGTAAATTTCTTTTAGTAATTCTTCGTTATAAGTACCATCTTCATTTTTTGGAGCCATGGTACATCCGGTTGGTTTGTGTTTAAATAAACCAGTTCCAGCACTCAAAGGTGCATTTGGTGTTAAATAACAAACAGCCGCCCATTTTGTAGTTTGGTCAGCATGAATCCAACTCCTATCTCGTGAGGTTGTATATTGATAAGCACCGGTATATTGTTCTTCAGACCAATATGCCACACTACCATACATGGGTTTTACTATTGACTCTATTGTAGTTTTCATAGAATCGTTTAGGAATGTTTGAGTTCTTGGTCCTGGATAATTTCCACGAACGGAAAAGTCTTGTTGGAGAGCGAACTCTCTAACTACATCTACATCTGAATAAAAATCATCGATAATATAAGCTGATATTTGCATAACTAATTTTGGTTTGTTTATTTCATGTTTGCTGTGATTGTATCAGGAGCGTTGTCTTTAATCCAATTGAAAAGGGTATCTTTCCAAAGTTTTTCTGGCAGAATAGAACCACCTGCTTTTTTCAATGGTAGAGATAAGAACCCTTTGGTAGCACCACTTAATTGGTTACCTTGAGAATCATAATAATATACAGTATGTTGTGGGTTGTTCAGAATCACGTCAACTCTACCATTCATACCTTTTGGCATTGCTTTGGTAACAAGTCCCCATACTGTGTTGGCAGCACCTTCATGAGTTCCCAAAAGAATATCTTCAGGCACAACTCGTGAACGACCTTTGTTATTTTTAAGAGCAATATTGTAGTTTGTCAATACCCATGTCAAGTGAATGTTCTCCGGCTTATAACCAGCAGATTCCAACTCAACCATATACTCGGTGATTGAACTAACCTTTTTTGCTGTAATATCAAATAAGATGTTCGGTAATACTTCGGGATTATCTTTACCAGCCAATAGAGCAGTTAATGTCTTATCCTTCAAGCCCATTGCATCTACAATCGTATGTAGTGCGTACACATTCTCCGGCTTTCTCATATCCCATTTGTAGAACGGAACACCTTTATCTTTTACTAATTGTATTTTCTCCATATCGGATGGAGAAATGTTTTTTCCATATTTTTTTAGGATATCATTTAATGATACTTTTTTAAGACGATTTAATTTCTGAATACTACTCTTCATAGCATCAACATCACGAACCTTAAATCCAGCGGAATCAATAAAATTATCGATAGCCCAACCCTTACCACTACCAGCACCACCAGCAAGGAACACAACTTGACCATATGGTTTTCTATTACCATATGTGATTAATTTTTCATCAAGTTGTTCTTCTTTGATTACCTCAAATATAAATTTTCGTAAGTTTGGGAATTTCATTTCGTTTCCTTGGTTTTATATGGAAATATTTTATTGAGGGTTTGTTGTCTAGCAGCACAACCACAATCTTGAGCTCCAACTGCTTTTGCAATACTTTCAGCCAAAGCGTCTAACTTTGTAGCTGATGTTATTTTTGCTATGGTATCACCAAGTCCTTTAGATTGATTCGTTTCCATTTTCTTTTATCTCTAATTTAAATCCATCTTTGGTGAGAATTTCATAGAGGTCTTCAATCTCCGAAATATCACCACTTTTTATTTCACATCTACCCACTCTATGAGTAATATCAGCAATTGAACATCCGTGTATCAAGGTATAACCCAAATAACGTTTCAATGTGAATATGACATCTTGGAATGAGTGTACGTCATCATTTAATAAATATAGTTTAGATTTCATTAAATGTCATATATTATGGTTTCAGTTGTATTGTATTCCGATTTAAATTTACTGATGTAGATTGGAAGTTCAACTTCATTTGCAATTTCAGCTACAACAGGTCTACCATCATCATTCATAACATAGATGATAAATGGTTTATTAATGGATTCAACTTCACCACCAACTCGTTTGATTATTATTTTCATTGTTCTTCTCCATAACCTTTAGCAATTCTTGAAGATGAACACATTTTTCATACTCCTCTTCTGATGTGTAATATTCAGTCAAGTTACTAATTAGGTTTTTCTTAACGATATCATCCACATTGCTTGGGTTGTGTAATAAAATATAGTACACCTCATCCATTGCTTTATGTTTGAAATCTATACCCATAAGTATGAAAATTAAACTTATTAAAACAAAATGGTTTGAACTGATAAGAAAATTAATCCTATTACTGATGTAAATAGAATCCAAAGTGCCTTATTAACACCATCTTTCCAATCCAATATCTTTTCTAATTCTTTTATACGGCTTTCGTAGTATTCTTCTTTACGTTCTTTTTCCATTCGAAATTCCGTATTTTTATTTACACGAACTATAACACCATTTTCGGGGTTTAGTAATGTGAATTTAATGTCAGAGATATCTTCCTTGATATCTACATAATTTTCTCTCATCTCCTTGATGGATTCTTCCATGCGTTTTAACTCACCATTTGGGAGTTTTGTTTTCATTTCGGAGATTTCTTTTAAGATACTCTCTAATATTTGAGCCTGCGTTTTCGTAGTAGCCATAGGTTTCCTATACTTGGTTTACAAAAGTTCTTTGAATTTATCAGAATAGTATTGCTCAAGCAATTCTTTTCTTTCATTAGTTGTTAAATGTTCTACAGCCAGAACTGATTTAACTCGAATATCAGGATATTTTTTTTGTAATGAACCAACGGCTTTTACATTTTTTATGGAGTCATCCATGAATGCAATGTCGGTATAACCCTTTTTAATATGTTGTTCAATCCAATCAGCTTTGGCTTGTGGGTTTGCGTCACCCAATGCTACAACATATACATCAATTCCCAAGTTTTTCTTAAACCAATACTTTACGGGGAATCCTAATTTACGGGCGGTAAGAATTGTAACCTTTTTTTCGGGACTTGAAATCATTCTTCGTAACAAATCCACATTCTTTTTTATAACCTTTGGATTGTTTAACATTCTATTAAAATCACGAAAGTCAAAACTATCACCAGGTTTTGGTTCATAAACTGCGTATTCTGCGGGGTCAAGGGTACTTTGACTACCATCCGCATGTCTTATATAAATATATGACACACTTTTTGCTAGCGTGTCATCGAAATCGAAAACTCTTAATGTTTTACCCATGTAAATAAATATTACTATTTCATATCTAAAACACGATTTAGATGTATATTTCTGAATTTGAAAACGACAAGTGTAGGTCAGCCAAGTCCTTTGCTACCTTTTTAGGATTGAGTAACTTCTCTTCCAACTTCTCAATTCGATGTGAATTTACAAACTTTTCAGCATTTTCATACCCAAGGAATGTTTTTAACAATTTATTACGAAGAATAACATTGTAAACTTCTTGACCATTAATCTGGCGACCAGCCAACTCGATTTTGTAAGGACGAATATTTTTCATTATTATAAAGGTTTATTTAACATTTCTACTTTAGGGAGATTTTCCAATTCGATGGAGTTAGCTCGCATCCTACACTCATTACCAGTGAAAATCAGAATCAAAATCAAAACTATCTTTATCTCTCTCATTACAGAGTAAAGGTACGCATACGTTTTGGAATAAACAAGCCTTTTATGTTAAATAATTGTTAAATTTATCAACAAGTTATTAACATTATTTGAGATTGGGAATACCACCAATTTTTGGTATTCGGGCTTTCCATGTGTTGTATATCTTCTTACGAGTTTGTGGAGTTATTACACCATCATCCACCAATGAATCCAAATAATCATCAACCACATTTTGATATGGCTTTTTCATTGTCTTTGCCTTTGAATATAGACCATGGATATTAGCATCTACTTCTTTTGGTAGCAAGAAATATTTGTAGAACAATTCGGGGTTCTGACGAATCTTGGCTCTCATAGCCTCATCGCCTCTTAATATTTTTGAGAATTTAGCAGCAGCTGAATCTCTACCATGTGTTAGGTGTTCTATTTCATGGCGTACTAAATCACGAAGTACCGGTTGTATTTTAGAAAATACTTTCTCACCATCATTTGGATGTACAGCAACGTTTACTTCGATTGATGGATAATCAGAGTCAGCTTCAGCGTGACCATCTATAAAAAATTTACCAACTTCAACACCATCTTCAGTAACAGCAAACTTTAAATGTACTTCAACATCAACGCCCGATACTGAATCTGAAAACTCACCTACATACAAAGTTCTATCTTCATTATTGAATAACGTTTGCATATCGGTAAGTGGCATTGGGTCTTTACGAACTTCATAACCCTTATACTTCTTGGGTGATTCTTGAGTACCCGACCCCTTCATGGCGTTCTTCATAGTAATAAAGACAGCCTTGTTAATCTCACCTGTGAGTTTATCGTACATTCCTTCTAATATGAGCTTTTTTAGATTCATTACAAATATACGAAATTTAGTTTATATTTCCAACTTTGGAGTCGATGATTTAAAATCTTTTTTTCTCATGATGGTTTTAGCAATAGCTTTGTTAGCTTGCTTCATGAATGGAATATTGATGTTTGTTCTATTATCAAAAGCTACCATTTGTTCGTACTTCTCAAGGAATTCCATGAATTGTTTCTTGTACTTTGATAATCTTTTAAAAAACCCAATCAATTCGGCTTGTGAAATCTCTTTACCATTCCGAGGGTCATTCAATCTATCAAAGAAATGTTTGTCGGTGATTACAACATCAACCGGATTTAAAAACTTATCAGCAACCCTATCCACATCTTTCAAATCATCCATTGGGATTTCATTGATTGTAGATTCGTTTTTCTTTCTACCTTGACAATGTGCTTTTTGAGAGAATCCTTTTGGATTGTTACAATCTATAGAGCGTTTATATTTCTGACTCCAATCCTCGTTACGAGCTTTACTAGCTTCAATTGCCTGTAATTGATTTAGAGCATCCTCATATGTATCATGAGTTCCCAATCTATCACCACCCGATTTTGGATATACTACATATTTACCATCAATTTTTTTAATGGTTTCTTTGATACTTTCACTAGCACCTGTTTTTGAGAACGTAGGTTTTTGACCCTTCTTTTGTTCACCACCCTTTTTGGCATCACCTGCCTTCTTTTGGTCAGCTCGTTTTCTTCTTACAAAAGCGGCTCTACCTTCAGGTCCAAGTTTAGCAGCCTTTTCTTTGGATAAACAAGCCGCATATGCATCGCCATCATCACCATCACCACACTTACCCAATTTCTGACCATCAGTTCCATATCTATCCCAACCACCACCATCGTTTGAGCCAGTTTTACCTTTACCAAACCAATTACGCAGGTCTTCATTTGTATTTTCAAATTGACCTTTGGTATTTACTCTAACCCAACCACCACCTGGTCCTGTAAACAATCTTGCTGGGATTGGTAGAATATTACCAACTCTTAAAATAGAACCATGTTGTTTTGGTGCGTGTAATATACGAGTGAGATACATACGCTTCTTATTATCAACACCATACAATTCTACTTCTACAGGAACTTTTTGATTTGATATTTTCACAAACCCCTTGTAGATTCCGGCCTTTGGACCTTCATTTAATTGAGATTCGGTGATTTCGGCATCCATGTGTTTTTTATATAACATCATTAAAAATGGAATCAAGTCATGAACCATTTTTTGTTTTTCAACTTGGTTATCTTTACTAACACGGACCTTATCAGTAGCTTTAGGCGGATTGTTGATAGCATCAATCGCCTGTCTTTGTATTTGCCGTTTAGTAACTTTTAGTGCCATATGATATAAATATAAAATTATTTTTCTTGAAGTGATTTCAATATACGATTATTCTCTTCCATTCGTTTCTGGAATTTTAGTTGGGACTTTCTACTCTTACCTTTAACACCGGATATTCTTTTCTTTTGAGAAGTTGCCATCTTATCTACCCTGACCACGATATGGTTTTTTGTAATTCTTTGAATTTTTGTTTTTAGACGTTTTGGTTTTAGCGTGAATACCAGGTCTACTAATTTCTTTTTTTTCGATAACGTTAATTGTCGAAGCTTTTGGTTTTGCCATTTTCGAATCTCCTAATTAGAGGTCAATCTCTTCAACCTCAATTTTAATTTTCGGAACATAGTTTTCGGGCAGTCTATTTACCACCCCATTGAACTTTTCCACTTTTGATTTAAAATAATGTAATGTCAAAACTCTATCAGTCAAATTCAACATGAGTTGTGATGATGTACTCATTTTAGGAGTATCACGTCTCATATTCAATGGACTGTCTTGCTTATATAACTGTTTTCTTAAATTCTTTAATATACCAATCGGGTCATCCTTAACCGGCTCTATGACTTTTTCAGCAGACATCTTTCTCATCTTTGAAGAAAGGTAGTCAGGTCCCTTCGTATAACCAGCATCAGGATAATCATATCCATGATTTGTTCTGACAAAATTGGAATTGTTAATATCTCTGATTTCTATTTTTGGATTGTGTTTTGATGTCATCTCAATCGAAACAGCAGTTTGTGGATTCGATACCAAGGTATGTCCTTTTACACCACCATCTACTTTTACCACACTTGTAACAGCATCAGCGATTGTAGTCTTTGTTAATGCTTTTCTAATCCTAGCACCATCTTTTGAGGGTTTACCACCCTTCTTTACAATCTTCTTTTCGTTTTCATCATACCCAACCATTAGGGCTGTATTAAGAATACCAATTCCGTATTCGTTTATACCCTCTGACCAATCGGTAACCATATCACGAAGATATGCTACTTCAACACCATCAACTAGCTCGTGAACAATCTCTAATTCTGGATTGTAAGCTCTGTCTCGGTTTTTAGCCATGACAAGTGTATCTCCTACTCGTTTACCAACGACAATACACTCATTGATTTGGATATCTTTCTTCATAATAATAAGTATTAGTTTAAAGCATCTTCCAATGATTTTTTCACTGCAATGCTGAATTCAGTTCTTTCAAATGGTAAATTATCATCTTGTAATTGTAATAATGTAGCACCTACAGTTGTTTTAGCGGTTCCAGTTCCAAAATACTCTTTACCATCAATAGTCACCTTACTCTTAACTATTGTTTTTTTTGATTTAAATTCAAAAGGACCGATTCTTAATCCTTGAGTTGGTGCTTCGATTGATAAAATAACTACTTCGATTGGTTTACCATCAGGACATAATTGATATTTTTCCTGTATCATGTCTTCAGTAATTTGTCTGATACCATACGTTAATTTCTTTTCATCAACTCCATTCATACTGGCTAATGATGTAACTGCTGCAACGAAGTAACAAATGAGTGTGTTCATAATCTTTCCTTAATATGTTAGTTTGGATTGGTTTGTGTAACCGGGTGATAATAAATAGAAGTTTGTAGTTCCACCCGATGTAGGTGTAAATGTATAATTTGTAGTGATTCCTGGAATCGTAGATTTTAAATTAGAAGTACCACTTGATAAACTTGACCATTGACTTGAGGTAAACAATAGTGTGGTTTTGGTAAATGACCGAGTACCATTTATAATATCCATTATATACTGCATATCTGATATTGTTATTTTAGAATCAAGATTTATGTCAAACTTATGATAGTGGTATGATTTCGTAGGTAGTTTTTGAAGAGAAACATCGCCAATACCAATCAAGTCGGTTGTTGATATGTTTGTTGAAACCGTTGGGGTTACTACTTCTATATAATATTCTTTGGATGGATTCGTAGACACACTAAACGAATAAGCACCACTTGAATTTGTGGTTGTGGATGTCAGTAATGACCACGAACTTGTAGTAACAATATAATCAAATTCTAAAACGTAAGGTAAGGAATTATTTGGTAAATCGTTCCACCTACCACCGGACACAAATTGTATGTAATCCTCACTACCTGCATTGTTGGGCTCTCCCCCATTCCAGTTTGAATATGGATAGACGCCAAATCTCCAAGCGGTTGACATATAATTTCTATCAATCTCATCAGCGGTTAGTGCTGTGTTGTATACTTGGAAATCACCCAACCTACCAGCAGCATATGTACCATCACCCATGTTTGTACTCTCTGATGAGAATAAAGCATAATACAATCCATTACTATTATTATATGGAGCATCACGATTGAACGTAATCGAATTAAAGTACACCCCATTCAGATATCCTTTCATGGTACTACCATCGTAAGTGAGAGCAATCATATTCCACCTATTGATTGCAATAGTTGTACTAATTTGTGATATAGCACTACTCGTATTCCACAACCCCAATCTCAATGTACCACTACTTCCCGAAACATTTGTTATCTCTATGTTTGATTCGTGCCATGTTGATGATAACGAAGCACTTCCCTTTTCAGATACCAACACACCAGCATCTGTTGGATATACCCAAAGTATTAAAGTTGTAACTTCAGACCCACCCGAAAACTTGCCCGATAAATCACCGGTCATTGCGTATTGAGTTGACCCATTAAAAGTCAAGTATTTTCCACCTGTACTCGTTAACGTAGGCGTATTAAATAATGTAGCATTTATACTCGATTTGATATCAGTAAGTGTACTTCCGGTTGTATAATTTTGAACTTCATAATCTGCAATTTGACCAGATGTGGTGTATGGTTGTGTCCATCTCCACCCCGCGTTTGGTTCTGAATAAAATGCCCCATTCTTATCTTGATAATACCCAATCCAACCACTGGGCCATGTATTGTATACAAATGAGTTTTCGGACGAGTTGGAGATTGTTACCAAGTGTCCACCCATATTTTCACAAGCAGCTTTTGCATCAGTCCAAGTTGCGCTGGATGTGGAACGATAATATGAGTGACCATTATAATTTGTTTGTGATGTGAATCCGGTTAAGGTTGGTGTTGTTCTCTCATATAACTTAACAGTTACTCCTGAAATACCAATACTTGAATCCGTCATCACTTTGCCAGAATGAGTAAAGGTTTGAGAATATCCGTAAACTTGTACTAATAGTACAAAAATTGGAGTTAAAATAAACTGTTTCATAATAATATTTTTGTACCTGTCATTAATTGCCAGTTTAGAACTGACTGATTTAGTTGATACACTCCTGCAAAACTTATGCTCCATTTGAACTTATCCGTAACTTTAAAGTCGGTATTAATCATAGGCACCATCAAGAACCCACTCTTATACCATTGACCCTCATAATAAAATATGTATGGGGAATATACTGACAACAATAATACGTTAGCTCCGATAGATTTTCCACCTTTAAAATTAGTAAATCCACCACCAACTAACGAAAAGTTTTTAAATTGACCCTTACCAAGATAACCATAGGTGAAATTACCCCCCAACATCCAAGTTACAGGTCCGGTCTTTTGAGCATTCAATAGTGATGATGTATTGAACCAATCGGTTTTAAAGTTTGTCATAAATGAGTTTGAGAATATACCCATGTACCCATTCTTTTTTAAAGAACCATATAGTGTTACGTTTGTAACATTTTCACCAGTCTGATAGTTTACGTTTATACCCTTAATAAAAGTTTGTTTAGTATTCAAATGAGTCATTGATACGTTTATCTTAAAGTTATCAGAACCGGTTTCTTTTATGTCTTCCGAATTTCTAATAATAACAATATCACCAGCACCAATTAATGCACCACGTCCAACCTTTTCTTGTTTTGATTTAGATTTGTTACCACCGGAAGAACCACCCCCACCATTATCGGATTCAGATTCACCTCCCGTAGCAGACGCATTTGTTTGACTCGTGCCACCACCCTCACTTGTAGTAGTCTCCGATGTGTTTTCACCTTGAGGTTGTCCTTGTGGTTGACCTTCAGAACTGCCGGTAGAACCACCACCACTTCCACCAGAGCCACCAGTAGAACCACCACCGGAGCCTCCGCTGCCACCCGAGCCTCCCGAACCACCACTACCACCACTACCACTACTACCACCACTTGGTGGTTTAGACCCACTATTATTATTGGAATTGTTAGACCCACCTTCGCCAGATTCACCACCCTCACCATTATCGTTGGAGTTAGAGCCCCCACTTGAAGAACCACCTGACATTGAACTACCAACACCACCTGCGGTAGAAGCTGCACCTGACATTGAACTACCCATGGACGCTGCCATACTCACAATGCCGGTTATAGAAGCCACATTGTTTGCTGATTGTGAACCAAGTTGTGTATTAAAGTTATTTGTTACTGTTTCACCTTGACCGGCACATGGGTCAACTCCCGGTGGGAATTGAGCATTAATAGATGCTACCCATGCTTCATAAGCACCGGTTTGTAGTTCAGCCCAACTAAATATACGAGTTTGACCCGCATAGTTCATAAGTGTGCCAGTACCATTTGGTGGTAAATTTATCGTCTTTTGTTGACCCGTACACGGGTCTATATAACGATAAGTGGACTGCCCATATAGGGACAGTCCACTTAAAAATAAAGTTAGTAATATGAATTGTTTACCAGCCATTTGTACTCATTCGCTTCATAAGGTTCATTGTAGCAACCTCTAAAGCTCTTTGAGTAGCAATTCCGACTGTAGATTGGTCAAAAGACATACTTGGGTTTTTGAAGTAACCTTCACCAATTTGAGTGGATGTACCCTGACCAGAGGCTACGATGTATTGTGAATTGTCAACATTCACCATTCTGATTTGAATACCGATAATTGTTGTGTTTGTCTTTTGTAATTTACCCTTGTCATATTTTTCAGCATAAGAAACTGAAAAGTCATATATTTCAGCATACACTATGAATTTTGGTAGAGCGATACCTTCCATCTTGATTTTAGTTTTACCATCACCAAGACCTTGTGCATCTTTCTCCCAAGCATCCAACATTTGATTTACAATAGCTTCTTTTTCTTCAGCGTAAATAAATCTATTTGTGGTTTCGAAGTTTTCAATAATTCTATTCGAAACACCCATTCCAAGTCTCTTCTCACGAAGTTCAGGAAAAGATTCCCACAATTCTTTATTTACATTCAAAGTAGCAAGTTGAACCACTTGTTTTTCACCAGTGTATGGTGGTAATGTTTCCAAAGGAGCAGCCTTTTCAAATTCAGCTTGATATTGTTGAGTAGATATTGTAGATTTACATCCAGTTATAGCAGACGAAATTAGAGCGAATCCGACAATCATTACTATAATACCAACAACACTAAACAATGTTGATATGAAATTATCTTTACGATTTTCCATAGGTTATTTTCCTTCTCCGGCCGCAGCTTTTTCGGCTTTCAATCTTGCCATTCTTTCAGCAACAGTTTCCTTTTTAGGTTCTGGTGCTGGAGTAGCAGCTGCAGGTTGGTTAGCGGGAACTTCACGAACAGTTTCCTTAATGATAGTTCTACCACCACCATTGGAATTTGTTTGTTGTTGTGTATTATTGTTTGTCATGTTGATTACAACTGGCGCTGGAGTAGCAGATTGACCTTGAGCACCACCCTGTTGTGATACTTGTTCGGTTTTCTCTTCTTTTTCATCAGTACCAAATATTTTCTCAACATTTGTAACAACATAACCGGAAACTACAGTTACAATTGTAGTAACAGCACCAATCACTGTTTTGGTGATGCTAGACATTCCTTCTTTTACTTCTTCACTCATTTCGAATCCTTTTTTAATATTTAACGATTTTGTAAAATTTGGTTTTTGTATCAGTTGACATCATTAACACATACACACCGGTAGGTAATTTTGTCAAATCATATTTGGTGCTTGTAACACCACCCTGATTGATAACCTCGTTATGTTGTAACAACTGACCATCAAGTGTGAATAATCCACTTGACAATTTGTGTTGTTCAGCCATGTAGTAATCAACCAAGATATAATCGGTGGCTGGGTTAGGGAATGTTCTAAATCCATCTACTAACTCGTCCAACAATTCACTCTTACCTCTTCTATAGACAACAGTAGCATCTACAGGAGTTCTAATAATATTTAAATCACTTGCAGTCTCATCACCAGCAGCCTTTGAGAATACTCTAATAGGACTTTCTTCCCAGTTTGTAGATTTGATTCTAAACTTGAAAGTAAATACGTTAGTTGTGCCAGTTACAAGAGCAGGGTCCATTTGAGATTCATGACCACCCCACAAAATCTTACCATCTTGATTAGCAAGGAATGATGTCCAACGACTCATAGTCTCACCCATATCCAATGATTCGAATTCAAAGATATTTGTATCAAACTCAAGACCAATTTGTGCAGCACCAATAGAGTTACCATGAGTAACCAAGGTTACAGGAATGGTAGCGGTGTTATCACCTGATACGTTTAGTTTAGGAATCACAAACTGAACTGAATCATCGATGTGTTGAATCATTCTTTGTTGGTCAAGAACATATTGTGTACCACTTCCACCTTGAGCAATTTTAGCTACCAAGAATGATGTGGTATTATAACCAGTAGAAGTTACATCACCCAAAACGTAAGAATGATATTTTAATGAATCCAAACCATTGATAGATTTGTCGATTGTGTATACACCAACTTTTGATGTTAAGAATGTAGATGGAGTAGCAACGATAGAATCATATTCAGTTTTTCTTAATAATTTAACGTTGTGTTCACCCGATACAAGAACATTCCAAGTAGTATCCATTTTTGCTAAACGATTAAATACCAAGAATGCGTCAGATGTTGTTAACGTACCACTGCGGTTGATATCACCTTCTTGATATTCGTATGAAGTTGCGGTATCGGATTGTACTGCAATATCAGCCAATCTATATGCGTCTACAATAGAAATAGCACTACCATCTTTTAATGAATCAGTAGCAATAGTCAACTTAACATTGTAGTATGATGTGTCGTATGGGATTTCAATAATAGCTTTACCGGTAGAATCGGTCCTAAATGAAGTTCCAGCAGACCAAGTTGAAGCTGCCTTCTTTTTGTAGTGGTATTTAGCGGTAATTCCTTTTGTAGCTCCGTTCTGAACGTTTTTAACAATGAATGGGAATTTCAAAGTAGGTTGTAAGAAAGCACCACCATATGAAAACATACCTAAACTAACGTCAATACCGGCACTTGTGGTAGCAAGGTTATTGTATGTAGTAGTACCGGTCACCATCAAAGAATCTACAGTAGCAGGGTCAAAGGTTGATTTATGTGGTAACTTTACCATGAATATAGCACCATTAGACCATCCGAATGTAGATGAGTTTCCGGTATAAATTAAGTTCACGTTCACCCAATCTGAAGATGAATAGTAAGCACCATACTTTGACGATACTGCTGTAGCAACCGGACCCCACTTTACAATCGGAGTTTTGAAGTTAACATTATCATAAAAGAATCTAACCTGAATACCGGTGATTTTATTTGATGTTGGATTGTTAAAGTGAACATAAACAACAGTTGTATCTTCAAGTTTTGAACCTTGAACAAACGTTGTATCAATCAAGAAATATGGAGAGCTCGAAGCGGGGGCAGGGAGAACTTCGTTCTTACCATTCTGCCCAAACGCTGACACACTCACCCATATTGTAGTTAACAATACGAGTAATTTTTTCATGAAATTATCCCTCTGATTCTTCGTTGTTCTTTTTACCACCGAAAATCTTACCAGCTTCAGCGATACCAAAAGCACCCAAGGTAATCATTACGAACGAATTAAAAATCGTGTCGCTAATGATGAGTTGATTACCCATAATACCAGTTACGATGTCAGCTCCGGCGAAAATAGCCATTACTGTGAATGATAGAAAACCTACGATAGTTTTCTCGTTAAAATCATTTTTGTCTTTGAAAATGTCCCAAAATGCCATAGTTGTTTCTCCTTTATTAACGGCTCATAACAAATTCAAAACTAATTCCAATATAAATATACCCATATAAAAAGAAACCCTCCGTGATTTTCGGAGGGTTTGTTTATAGGTATCTTATCAAATATTAAACGATATCTTTTGATTCAATCAATGTATAAGTAAATGACTTACCATGAATAGCACCAGCTTTTCTACAGATAGCCATGAACTCTTCAAAGTCAGCTGCTTTTTTGAATACTTGACATCCTTCAGACCAGTTCTCTACATAAGTAGAATCAGCACCAGCCTTGTGAATGTTAATACCAAATACACCTTCTTGGATTTTAGTTTCATCATAGTTCATATCACGATTAGCATCACGATATACTTTTACCGGCTTTTGTTGTTTCAAAGCTTCGTACTTACCTTGGTGAAGACCTAACGTATGAGACCCACGATATTGACCGGGAACCAAACGAGCAACTCCTGCAGCGTTGTGATATTCTTTAACACCTTTAGTTCCAGGATCAGTAGTGTTTACCCACTCCTTGTAAATCCAAACACCATTTTCTTTGTATGATACTGAAATAGCATCATCAAATACATTGGTAACTTTAGTTCCGGTAGCAGAGTTTCTGATACCAACGATATTTAAATCAAAACCTTTGTTAGCAGCGTCTTCAAACCATACATAACCTTTAGCTTTTACAGCTTTTTCAACTTGTTCTTTTGTGTACTTTGCCATGTTAGTAATCTCCTTATTTTAACCAACCATAATATTTAAGTGTTTTTTCCTCACGGTCGGCTAACCCATGAGTTCCACCATTGATTCTTTTTGTTAATGCAAGAATGGTATCTTTGTTGACACCTTTATCACAAATATCCCACAATTTATTTCTATCAAAGAAAAACATTGCTGATTCAAAAGCAAGTTCATTTGCTACTAAATCCGGATTTGTAATTATTTCGGGCTTAGCCAAGTGTTTTGAAAATGCTTCATAGTTAGCCTTACCTGTTAATTGTAGAGCACCCCGACCTCTATATTTCCAACCATCACCAGATGCTTCATTTCCATTACCCATCCTATCAGCATAAACTCTATTGGCAATTTTTTCAGGTTGACGAGCATAAGATTCTTCCAAGTTTCCAGGAAAATACTTTCCAAAGATTCCTTGCAATCCTTGTGCTGAATAATTTAGGTTTTCAGAAAATGCTTTGAATCCACCAGTTTCGTGTGATGTTTGAGCAAAGAAGTGAGCGGCTCTTTCTGGTGTAAATTTGTAATAAGCCATAGCAGCTTTTAAAGTTCCAGGTCCAAAAGCACCATCTGCTGCTACACCAATTTTAGTTTGTAACGATTTTAAACTCATCGACAACTCCCATTTTATAAATAATTTATAATAAATATGTTGAATTCTTACCTTTCGGTTTCTTTTAATTTCAATATATTCAATTTAGGTCGAGATGGTAATGCTATATCATTTTGCCAATACAAAGGTGGTTCTTTATCATGTTTATCATTTGGATTACAATCCTCGGTCATTCTATAAAACAGTAAGTCACCGGTATAGTCGTCTTTACGAACTACATATTTTGATAAATCCACAGCAACAACAGATTGGTTCTTATACGAATAATATAACCAAGCGCCTTCTACCGCACGTTTGTATAACCAATCTGATAAAGTATCAAGTCTATCAACACGTTCAATCTCTTTATCTATGATTGTATGATATTCTATGATTCTATTTGTATAATACACCAATAACGTATCTCGTATTGAGATTATAGAATCTTTGATTTTAGTTTCCTCTTTGTATTTTGCAATTTTGGCTTTCTGACTTTCAAAAATACTATTAATTGTATCAGCTTGCCCCTTTGTCAGAATAACAAAAGTATCGCCATCAATTACCTTCTGAATCGGGTAACTTGATTGGCTGAAACTCAAATTCCCGACCATTATTAATGCTATTAACAGTCCTCTCATCTTTCAACTCTTTCTTGATATTTTTAACAACAGCTCTTGTACTATCTAAATCACCAATCACCTCGGAAACCATCGTTTCGAGATTTTGTTTCTCTTCAACAAGTTCTTCGTTTTTAGTTTCTAATTTAGAAACAGTACTACGCAATGATTTATTGGCAGTTGTTAATTGTTTATTTTCATCTGTCAGTTGTACATTTTCTTCCACCACGACAACGTGACCATGCCCACTTGAAAATATTTGTAAACAAACCAATGCTACAAATGAAATTATTACTATGAGTATCTTTTTTTTCATTTTTTACCACTCAAAAACATAAGAACAATTTCTTTTAAGCTTTTAGAACTTTCGGTACTCTCTGTCAGTTTAGATTCTAACTCGTCACGATACTCACCTTCTAATTGCTCTAATCGTTTTCGATAGTCTTCTTCACTTTGCATGAGTTTGTTTAGAAATACCCAACACAAGTAACCCAATCCTAAAACAGCAAAACCCAATACACCATATTGAGTTAATACTTCAAAGGGACCAAATGACATTACTTCTTATTTTTTTTTGTGTTATTTAATTCTTCTTTTAATCTGTCTTTTTCAGCCCACTGGCGCTTTAAAAACATCCAAGCCACATATCCAAGAGCAAGTGCTGCCAATCCTAACGGACCATAATCACCTAACTGATTGAATACCCCAAAATCAGGGGCGGTTGGTTGTACTGAAGTTGTATCCATCGTACTCCTCTAAAATATATGTGGTCACAATATGTCACCACTTCCATCTACTATCTATATAAATAACTATAAGGATGTATCCAAAAAGTCCAAAGGTAAGACCCACTCTACTCCGAATGGGTCTTCTACCTTACCTTCTTGCTTTAGTTCGTTTACTGATATGAGAGTCACTTTTTCCCCCTCTATCAGACTTCCCCGATGATTCGAGAATGTCTTCTTTAACTTTATTTTTCTTTTTGGGTTTAAATTTTTCATAACCAGCGTGTTGAATTTCACTAAAATCGAATTGATTAACATTAAGTTTAGCCATGTCGGATTACTTTCAGCTTTTTAATAACGTCCAAGAATTCTTCTACGGAATAAGATTTGTTTTTTTCATCTTTGATAATCACTGTTTCCAGCGTATCAGGATACTTTTCTACCAATCGGATAAGTATTTCAAAACCATGGTCAGCCCAGAAATTCTTAAACGATACCTCTCCTAATATGTTGGTTGAATAATCAACATCTTTCTCGGTATCATCTGGTAGTAATATAAAGTATCTCATAATTTTATAAGGGCGTCTTCGTAGTGTTTTATACGATTTACCTTAATATTAAATATGTCGAATTCGTACTGACCAATCTCAAATTGATTGAAATCAAATATTTCTGACATATTTTGGATAAACTGAAATGACTGATTTGTCATTCGTTGTGCGTCAAATTGTACTATAATGTCTGATTTATCATTCGTATTGAACTTCTTTGATAAATCAAATTTAGTGTTTGGTTGTTCACTTTGAATGTAACTATTAATAACTTCTTGAGAACAATCAAGTGTCATTCTATCACACCAAGGTTCTAATGCTTCAATCATCTTGAGATTACAATTTGCTACTTCAAATTCGATATCATATTTGTGAGGAATGATTGGTTTTAATTGAACATCGTGTTTTACAAAATGCCCCCACTTACGAATAAAGTTACGACTTGAACGAATATTCTGAGCTTCCCACTCATTGGAGTTGGTACCTGGAGTAGTCAATGTTGGATTAAATCGTGAACCCCTACAAGTCAAATGAAACACACACCCTTCCCAAGTTTGAACAAACTGATATCCATTTAGTAAAAATCGATTAAAGATATCTGAATCCTCTTTTGATTGCGGAGCATACAATGGGTCATGGCCGCCGATAGATTGAAAATCTTCTTTGAATAAAAACCAAGGAGCAAATATACCATCAGTTATTTTGTTCTTAACCGTTGGTAAGTAATTGTTAAAGAATTCCATGAACCAATCTTCATCAAAATTCTCCGGCTCGGTTGGGGCATTGTTAATCAATACCTTCTCCGGTCCCGGTGGGTGTAAGTCAGGTTCAATACGAGTTAATGATACCACAGTCATAGGTTTGATGTGTTCTAACACCGACTCAAGAGCACCAGGACACAACCACATATCAGCGTGATAAATACCAACAATCTTTGTAGGTGCAACCTCATTGATTAATCGGTCATATAAAATAGTATGCCCCAATCGAGTAGGTCCTTCGTTACGGATTGCGTGAAAGTTTGGGTCGGTTGACATCATTTCTTGACACCACTCCCAAGTACCATCATTACTAAAATCATCCGCTACACAAATGTGAGGTTCACTTCCGGCATTTTTACGAATAGCATCGTAAGACCATTTTAAGTATTTTAAATTGTTTCTTGATGGTTGGATAAAACTAATATCGCTTTTTGTAATCATAATGTTTGTAACTTCTTTTTAATATCAGATAGAAACGATTCTTCTGAATGGTATTGTTTATATAAATATCTACTTTTATCACTCATATCTTTATAAAAGATAGGGTCATTCTTTAATTTGTTCAAAAGTTTTCTAGCACTCTGAACATCACCTGGATTTACTGATAAGTCTGGATGTAAATTAATTTGAGTATCCAAATCATTGTATGCAACACACGGGATTCCCAAGTATGCACAATTCATTGGAAATGTTCCAGCGCCTGTGGTCGGCATTAAATGGATTGCGTATTTAAAAGACGATAGAGTTTTAATCCAATCGACCCACTCCATGTAAGGAAAGTAGTTCATATCCTCAATGTGGTCTTCGTTTTCAATCTTTCTACCCATAGATGGCGCCCAAATTGGAATCTCCAAATCTCTGGCACAAATATATGAATCAAACCCACCATACCATCGGCAAAAATTACCACCGATAATTATTTTTTCTTCTTTATTAGCATACTCTACATCATTAACAAGGTCGGTAATCATCAAACTTGGAATATCCACAACCCACTTATCATCACCCATAATTCCTTTAAAGTAAGGTATGTCGGTTTTATTTTCAGTCAATAATCCATCAGCAGATGCAAGAACATTGTAGTGCCAGAACTGGTGTTCCAATGGCATATCTTGGAAAACCCAATGAGGACCTTCCTGCATCCAAAGGACTTTCTTAGCAAATCTGCGTGCTTCATTTACAACATCAATATTTGCTATTTGATTTCTGAAATTCGTGGACTTACCAACTAAAAGTACAGCAACATCATATTCTTGTTGCACTTGTTGGATTTTTAACATAGGATAGTGGTCAGCTCCAAGTGCACACATTTGAGCAAACTCAACTCTCATGTTTGTATGAGTTCTTGGAATCTTACCATCAAACCCCATCTCACTAAAAAATGCTATTTTCATAAAGAATCTTTCACTTCATCATCAAATGTGATTCTTGAATCAAATTCTCCAATGAGTTTTATTAATTGTTTTTGTGGTTTTTGAGCATGATTAGCAACTCCATTTGCATGATATGCTGGAACGAGGTCATCATCTCTATCACTATATTGTGAATTATACCCATCTTTAAAAAATGTAATTCCAGAAACGTGTAATGATTTAATATCATAATTTAACAAATCAAGTATAGCACACGTTCCAATGTTTGGTCGAGTATTCAACAACATATGAAATGTCAAAAATTGTTCTAAATCAGACCAATGGTGAAATTCAATACCACTACCACTTAACTGGCGTTCACATTCAACTATGTCATTGTGAAAATAATCCATGTGTTTTGGAAATGGTGAACTAACATATTTTACACCCAATGAGAGCATCAAATCAATATCCAACGGGCCGCCCTGAGCATTATTCTGACTCATGTTATGGTATCTGATGTCACATCTTGTTCCATAATCATTGGTGTTGGTAACCGGAAATGAACGATTCAATCTTACAACAACATCAAAGCTATCAAAAAATTCACCCAAACCCCTACCTTCCAAATAAGAAGCAGGTCCTACAATAACAACCGACTTACCCTTCAGAAAATCGTTGTATTGTCTATTGATGTTTGATTGATTATATAAATCTACAATATAGTTAGCGGATACATCCAAATCCGCTATTAGGTTTGGTGCTGTTCTACTTGGTTCGGGAACTATATAATCAAGCTCTATTTTCATTTTCAAAATCCTTAATAGTAAAGAATCGGTCTTGTCTATATCCTAACAAATTTACGTTTTGTTTACACATATCAAGAATTCTATCAAACCACTTTCCTTTTCCATGTTGGTATGAGTCACCCATCCCACTTTCCGAATGAGTTTCTTTGTCAACACAATACATACGTTTACGAGTGTGTTCTCTATTATGAACCAACAATATGTTTTTGACTACGAACTGAATATACGCCTTACCCATGACCTGCTGAGCGGATATCATCATAGCAGTATCCTCGGCAACTACTCCAAAAATACCACGAGGGATATTAACACCGGCTTTAACAAAATCAGAACTCATTACAAGACCACATCCATTGAATTTTGGGTATTGTAAAATCTGAACGTTAAGGTCATCATATCGGTCATTTATTTCGTTCATTTCATCAAGATTCATCACATATCGAATACTATGTGGAGACTCTGCAATTTTCTTTTTGTAGTCATCTTCGTTTGCAAAATCTTTAATCGAGATGTATTTTTCCTTTTCAAAGTCGATGTGTTCCAACGGAGCCCACGAAGCATCCCACATTTTACGTTCAGCAAACCAAACAGTGTATCTGTGAATGTTCTGACTATTTGCGTAGTTTTTAATACTTTCCAATGAGTCAAACAATTGTTTTGGAAACAACGAATCAGTTTCACCCCAAATCAAATAATCATGGTCTGAACAATTGTGGTAGTTGAAATCCCTACGATAATCTGCTATACTATATAATTTAGAATCATCGGAATACACATTGTATCTAACATTAACACCTGTATTGGATAGTCTTACCATTTCCGACTCAAATCTTGATACTAATTTATCCTTTGTTGTTTGTGTAGTATCGACCCCTTCAAGGTATTCGCTAATGTTGAATATGAAGTCATATGTTATGTTTTCAGGATTCTCAACTTCATTTGAGCATTGTATTAAAGAGTCAATAAACTCCGGTAAAATCTCAATTTCATAGAACATCGTATGTGTTCCTATGATATATTTGTTATTTATTTTCATTTCAAATAAGTTATATTATCAAAATAGTTTTCACGAGGACCACCATCCATTTCAGTACAAACGATTGGTGAATATCTACAAATTAATTCATGTATGGAACTCTGATATCCAATATTTGTTTTAGCCTTTGAACGTATGTAAAGTTGAACTCGTAGTGGTGTTGTGACTTTTGCAAAATCTAAACCAACTTGTACATAGTCTGCAAATGGTGTATCTTTTATATCAACCCCACCATAGTAAACATACTTTAAATTATGTTTTTTTAGCTCATCAATGATTAATTTATTTCTATAGTCGTCAAAAAACTTACCATTTGATAACTGACTACTTGTAGCTATAAACCCACCGAATTCGGAATCACCAAAGTATTCTTTAATCAAAGAATCACCATGTTCAATTTCATCTTTGTCAAAATACAATTCCGGCAAATAGTCAACACACTCCGAATCAGAAAATCCCCAAAATAGCATCATTTGTTTTACCAATGATACGTTTTCATTATTAGGGTCATACACCCTATAGTGGTCATGAAAAACATCAACCTCATCAATAGTATCAACAAAGCCATCAACGTATGGATTATTTACAAAAACACGTTCACAATTCAACTCCGGATTCGGCCAATGTTTCCATTGATGTGAATCCCCAAATATCTTTTTAATCAAAGTGACGCTGGGTACATATACCTTACAATTTGGATATTTTTCTTTTAGTTTTCGAGGTAATGCTGAAATTATACCCCAATCACCAAAACCATTACATAATCTCATTATCAAAAAATTACCAGACTCAATATATTCATCTGGAATTTGATAACCATCAGTTATTGGAAACCCAAGTCTTTCTACATCACCAAGGTCAAAGATTGACTCACCATACATTCTAAAAAAACGTGGCATATTATCTTTCTATAATTGACAATCCCGGAAATTCTTCTACTAATACTTTATAACCAACTGCTTCTTTGACATCGGTAATTGGTCTACGATTAAACTCTTCCATCCACCAACAAGTATCACGTTCATAAGTACCACCTTCAAATAGAACATCACACCAATCGATATTAGAACTGACCATCGATATAATATTACCATCATTATTGATGTCAAGGTGAAGTAAGTCACATTCATGTTTTTCGGAACACCAATCGTTAAAGTCACCATCACATAATTCTACAAATTCGGTTAATCCATATTTTTCCAAATTTTCAGAAACGATTTGTTTGTTACCACGTTTGTATGGGTAGTTCTCCCAAAGGTCATATGAATAAAGTTTACCACCACCAAGGTCACGAAGAGCTTGTGCAATACACACTGTTGAGAATCCGTTCAATACACCAAACTCTACAACAATTTTTGGTTTTTTATCCATAATCACATCATAAATAGCTTTACCAATTTTTGGATAAAAGTATGGTAATAAGTTTCTACTTGGATGAGCTCCCTTGTTACTACAATAGTAAGAAGATTCTATTTTTGGTTCTATATACATTACCAACCTTTTTTGATACAATCAACAATATATTCTCTTTGTTCGTCATTAACCCACCAACCAACAGGAATGGATACAACTTTACCAATAGTTCTATCAAGTTGTGGTAATGCTGACATATGTTCACGGACACAAGTGTGTTTGTCATTTCGTTCGTGTACTTGTGATACAATAATATTACACTCTTTCATCCACTTCATAAATCTATCTCGGTCATCAACTAACATTGAGTAAATCCAAAATGCTGAATCATGGCCTGTGTGTCGGGTTAGTGTGGTCAATCCGGCAACATCATTCAGAGAGTCATCATAAAACTTTGCGTTTGATTTATGTGACGAAATAATATTTTTTGCGTGTTTTAAATTTTCAATACCAACAGCAGCGTTCACATCATTCATATGAAACTTGAAACCCCATTCCGTAATATCAGCCTCACATCTAAAATCTTTTCTATTCGAATCTCGGTCAATACCATACCAACGAAGCAACTTACCTCTATTGTATAATTCTTGATGTGGTAAAATCAAAACACCACCATCGACTGAAGTAATATGTTTAATTGCTTGTAATGAGTGCATTACGATATTACCATGATTACCCAATGGTTTATTCATGTATTTTGAACCAAATGAATGTGCCCCATCCTCAATCACAGCAGGTTTAAACCCATACATACGTTGGCATTTTTCTTGAATTTGTTTTATACGATTCAAGTCGTTTGGATATCCACCCCAATGTACTAACATAATAACTTTGGTCTTTGGACTCAACTTTCTTTCCAAATCATCCAAATCAATATTCAAAGTAGTTGGGTCAATATCAACCCATTTGATTTTCAGATTATTAGCCAAAATTGGAAAGTTGGAAGCGGTACAGGTCAAAGAGGTAGCTAATACCTCATCACCATCTTCTAATCCAGGCCAATAGGAATCAACTGAAGCTACACCATGGTATACTTGCGTTGATTTCTTTGGAGCTTTTAATAGATGTAACGCCAAATGAAGACCTGATGTTCCGGAGTTTAAAGTTAAAACTCGGTCATTTTCAAGAAATTCACTCAAATCTTTTTCAAACCTTTCCACTACAGCACCTTGCCCAATGAAACCACTATCCAACACTTTACCCACCTCGTCTTTTGCGGTAGGACTCATAAACACTTTAAATAAAGGAATTTGTTCTCTCATAACGATTTATTTTTACTAATATACAAAATTATTTTGATAAAACCAAATTTAAAGTGTCAGTCCAACTTGTAAATCTGATACCATTATCATCTATATAATACTTTGCCCTTGGTTTTTCTGAAGTTACTTCTTTAACGTATTGTGAAATACCATGTTTTACCAACCACTCCCAAATCAACTCTTCTCCAGTCTTACCATTTACGAGTGGTCTGTCTTTTTTTGCCTTTGCCGTGAATATTACGATAGTATAACCCATGTCATGTAATTCTTTTATAGCATCCAAAGAACCATCAATTGGAGTATCGTATATTGTGCCATCATGAAATCCTTTGGAATTTCTATGAATAACACCATCGAAGTCTACAGCAATTTGGGTCTCATTTTCAAATCCTTGTAGATTGTTGTAGTCTTCTATTTTCATTTTATATCTTCCAAGTTAATTCGTGGGACTGACAAATCGGCTGGATTTCTATCCGATACAATCTTGAACGATACTCCTTGTGAATTTAAATAAGCGTTCATGTCTGAAACTGACTTTGTAATCAACTTTACTTCTTCAGCATCCATTTTAAACTTATCATACATTGGAGTTTCCGGTGAATAGAAATGTTCTACAAAATGACGTTCTTCTTCATCATTTGGATTTTTCCATAAATTTATATCACCAATATCCCAACCAATAGTGACAATTTCTTTACACCCCAAATGTAAAGCCATTGGGATTGCAAGTTCATACATGAGTCCAGGTCCCCATGGTCTCGGTAAACTTTTTTCAAAAGTAATATTATCAAAATCACCTTGATATGCTATTGATTGTGAGATTTTATTATCAATGTTTTCATTCCTAAAAATAGGAAATAACAAATCAGCTTTCCACCCCTGTTGAGCTATTGCTTCGGGATGATTTTTAAACCAAAAGGCCCACGATACGATGGTATCTTGTTGAAACTGATATGGTGATAGGTTTGTAAAATTCAAAAACAAAAAGTCGGTGATATCTTTTAGATTGTGGTAGGGTTGTTTGATACATAACACCAACTTATCACCCAATGTTTTTTTCAATTGATTAATCGAATAATTGTTTAAAGATGGTCCAGCTGCAATGATATAAGCAGTCTCACCTTCATATTGATTTTTTAACAATTCAAGTCTCTCATGGACATATTCAAATTGTTGGATTTGGTTTTGTAACTCTATTGTTTTTTGTTTCATAATCTTTTAAATTTTAAATTACCATCATGGTTCGATTGTCTTTCAAAACTACATTCAAATCCAGCAGCTTCTAAATATGTTTTACAATTTTCTAATGTGTTTGTTGTGTTTCTATACAAATTGTTTTGTGTAGTATCATAACACTCAAGTTCACCCGATTGTACAATATTAATATAATCCCCAAGTCCAAGTATTACCTCATAATCATTTCCTTGGGTATCTATGTGTAAATGGTCAATACACTCTATATTATTTTCTTTACAGAAATCAGCTAAAGTTATAACTTCAACATCATATTCATCTACTATTTCAAAATCCCGTGGGTCTCTACCTTTTATAGATTCGGAATTCACATCATAAAGTGAACCAACATTTGATTTTTTGAATGACGTATAACGCATGGTTTCGTTTTTAGAACCAACCGCTTTTTCAATAAGTACATATTGGCCCCCCCATACTTTTGAACTACCTTTGATTTTATCAATCATTCTTTTATCAATTTCAAAAGCATAACACTTTTGATATTTAGCACCAATTAAAGAACCGAACCCATCTCTACCATCATGAGCTCCTACGTCAAAATAAACCTTCATAAATTTCGTTCTACTATATTAATATCCTCTGGGTAATCTACAGCATATGACTGACTATTCAACATAACCATTTTTACTTTTACACCCATTTCTATAAATCTGATAATTTCAATATCCTCTTCGAATTCGAGTGGTGTTTTTTCACCCATATCAGAAAACTTTTTTAATTCGTTTCTATTAAACCCGTAAATACAAACTTGCTTTTTAGGAGCTGCTCCATTTCCAGTTTTTGTTCCAGGAATTGGATTTCGTGATATATAAATCAACTCATCGGTCAACGAAGTGATAACTTTTGGAATCTTTTTATCTTCAACGTTTTCACCGGCACTCAAATAAGCCATACAATTTATAACGTGATTTGGGTGTTTAATTTTTTCTTGAATAACTTTTGTGATATCACTTGGATTCAACATAGGTTCATCACCTTGAATGTTAATAATAATATCAGCATCAATTTCCAAAGCCGCTTCAGCCACTCGGTCAGTTCCGGTAGGACATGAATCTGAAGTCAGTACCACCTTGTACCCGTTCCCCTTAACCACATCAACAATCTCTTCATTTTCAGTAGCAATATAAACATTGTCACGACCAACCGCTTTTTCAGCAATTTCAGCAACCCAAATAATCATTTCCTTACCCTTGATTTTGGCAAGTGGTTTACCAGGAAATCTTGATGATTTGTATCGTGCAGGAATCACAACAGCCACCTTTGGAATCAGATGTGATTCAATCTTTGAAAAATCATACGAAACCGAGTCTTCAATAGAACAAAGAATATCTTCGATTCGGTTTGGACTTATAATAGAAGATTGTAATTCTTGTGGATAAAGTGGGTGAATGTGATTTAAACCACTCACCATGTAGTTGTGTGTGAATCCCCATTGGTGAATTTGTTGAAGAGGAGCCATCCAATGTGTTACGATTCTCTGAACTTGTTTTGAGTTTGGGTACAACCCACGTCTCCAATATAGGTAGGTAATCAATTGTTCGGTTTTTACATTACCAACACCACGACCCATACCAAGAAGAGTTCCATCAATCCACTCGGCTCCTTCTTCCATAGCAGACAAACAATTCGCAAACGCAAGTCCAAGGTTGTCGTGTGTATGAACCCCAACCGAACACCCAAAAGTTTTAAATAAAGATACCAACTCACAGGTTCGTGTTGGTTCAAGATTTCCATAAGAATCCGCAAAGTAAAGTGCGATAGGGTTTAATTTTGAGAACACCCCAAACTCGTTAATTTGTTCATCACTTAAAAGTGAAATACCCATTAGGTTTACCGCAAGGTCATATCCTTTTGATTTGACGTATTCTCCAATTTTTAAAGATAAGTCAATTTCGGAATGTTTGATAGCCAATCTACAAATTGAAAATGGAGATTCACGTTTTGGGTGAATCACATCATCAATAAGAGAATAATCAACATCACCACCTTTGATAAAATCTTTGGCATCAATCATGAACGCCAATTGAGAAGTTGTGGGCTTTCTATATTCCAAGAGTTCCCAAATAAACCTATCGTTACACTTTCGGAACTTACCACCTTTTACGGGTGATTTGTATCCCAATTCAATCACATCAACGCTAGCAGCGTCAAGGGCTTGAATCATGTCTTTGACCATTTGAATGTCAAAGTTCCAATTGGTGTAGTAACCACCATCTCTTAATGTACAATCTAATAACATAGGAAATTAAAAATTTTCTTTATGACACACGTTTCGTCTCCAAAACGTTCGTTCACGATAGGGTTTCGTAATACGAATTTTGTCGTTCTTGTCTATCAATAGTTTTTGAGTGTTGTAGTGATAATTGTTCTACCATTGGTAAATTTGAAATTGTATCGAATCCAACGAGTTTTTCGTGTACCTTGTTTTCCCAACGAATGGAATCTGAATTCTTATAGATTCTCCATTGGTAATCCGGCCAATTGACCCACCCTTGTTCATTGACGTTCCATCTCCATTTCTGAATATGTTCTTGAGTCAACCCTTCTACCGTGTTCACCCTTGGTACAAGAATTACATCAATATCATTTATGTTTAGGATTTCATGAAGATTGTCCATCAAATCTACTTGTGGGATTTCATCTGCGTCAATCTGAAAAATGTAATCACCACTACATTCTTGTGTCAATCGATTTTTCATGTTTGCAAAATGACCATCGAAGTCATAAGAAAACCATTTTAATTTCGATGATGGAGTCGACATGGACTCAAGATATTCTTTTACTTCTTGAGTTCCGTTCTTACTATCAAATAATACAACAATCTCGTCTTGTTGTTGTTTAGATGCTATCAAAAATGGTAGTAAAGTTTGAATCTCCACCAATTCATTGCAAACCGTAACTGCGTAACTAATTTTCATAATCTTAATCTATTTGTTCTCGTTCTTGTTCGGGTGCGATTCTATCAAACTTACCATATTTGTAATTGAATACAATTATAGATGTGATGTTACGTTCTACAAAAGTTCTATAACCTTCACTCAACTTTTTACGTTTGATTTCGGCCATGTAGAATTGTTTTGAACTCTCGTTTATCTGAAGTTTTGTTAAATCTAATTTCTTTACCTTCGAACTTGTACTTTTTATCTCGGGATATTCTTCCGCTAACTTTTCAAATACATTAGGTTTGATGTATTTCAAGTCGATACAATGGAAATAATCCATATACTTTGGTTGTAGAACAAATACAAAATATTCTTCTATGTCACCTGATACTTTTTTGTATCTGACTTTAGCAACCATACCCCTCTCCAATTTACTTTTAGAAATCGGAGTGGGGTCGGTCATTCTTACCCTATGTTGACTTTTAAAATCAGCCATTCATTTTCTTTAATTTAGGCAATTGTAGGGTCATTTGTTGAGGCCCCTTACCTGCATTTGTATTATTTAATATCTCACCAAGCCGTTCGGTCATCTTATTAAATGTAAAATTGTCTTTAACAAATTTACGATTTTTTCTTGACATTTCCAAACACTTGTTATGATTTTCATAAATATATTTCATTGTGTTCGAAACCTCATTATAATTGATTGTAAACCAATTAGATTCTTTCAAAATCCAATCATTTGCAGCAGATGGGTGTACTTGTTCAAGATTACCACCAACAAGGAAATTATAGTCTTTATGTAGGAAATCTAAATGACCACTCCAATTTGATGCCAAAATGGGTTTACCACTAATACAAGCTTCTAATAGAGGTCTACCAAAACCCTCACCTCTCGTCAATGAAACATGAGCCTTAACCTTCGAATGGTTATATAGTGAATTCATTTCATCATCTGAAAGGTCACCATCCAAAATATAAATGTTAGGTAGATTTTTTGAATCAACCGTAGATTTAATCAAATCTATACGTTTTTTGATTTCATGTACATTTGTGATTGATGGTGATACAATTGATGTCTTTAGAATCAGAGCGGGCTTTTTAGTTTTATTCTTGAAACTTTCAAGGAATGTTTTAATCAAACCACTCACGTTCTTTCTATCTTGCATCAACTCACCTGGTAACCAATGACCTACAAATAAGAATGCAAAATCTTCTTTTACTGAAGACAGTGTATCATTAACCGACTTGTGAATTGGTTTGGTATTATCATATACATTCTCATCAAATCCCTCAAATAAAACTTCGACCGGCTTTTGTAATTTTAACTCACCAATTTTTTGTTTTGTATTTTCATCCAACTTATCATAACTTACTTCGAGAGTTTTCTTGGAGTGATTTGATGATACAATTGTTAAGTCCATTCTATTACAACCTTCGATGAACGCAGGACTTGCCGCATCAGTTTCGATTACCGCACTAATTCCAATATTAAAATTACCAACCGGTTGAAACTCATTGGGGATTGTAATCTGAATCCAAACATCCGGCTTTTGTGTAACCGATGTTGTCAATCGTGAAATCAAGTCATTATCAATACCATCAGTCAACGCAGTTTGTGGTGTATTACCCCATCGTTGAGGTAGGATTTTGATGTCCCACTCCTCTCCCTTTACTTGGATTAGTGAACGTACAAAATCTCGCGCTCGAGAACCATAACCACTTCGAGTTGCAATCGGGCAACTAACTATACATAACTTTTTCATGCTTTATAAATATCAAATCGTTTACGAGGTGTCCAATTTTTAAAACAATCCTCAAATGCGTCAATAAACTTCAGACCCATGGTTTCAGATGCCATATCACCATCACCAATAACCCACTCATGTCCTTTTTGGCCATAGATTTCTAATTTCTCTCTACCCATCTCAAATGCATTTTGAAGTTCAAGAGCAACATCGTAATAATCACATCGGTCATCAAAAATATAAGGAGTCATCGGAGACCCTTGTAATGACCTATTACTCGGCCATACTGGAAACGACCATACACCTGAAGATAAGTCACTTGAACCCTTCCATTCTCTATCATTGTGTAATGACCCAATCTCTACATAATTTTCGGCACCCAATGGTAATCCAAATAATTCGAAACCACACTGGTCTTGTAATCCACCAGTAATGTTAACGATAATAGGAGTTCCGGCTCGTAGAGCTTCACACGAAGCCAAACCAAATCCCTCGTTAGAACCAACATTTAGAATGATGTCACCCGAATTATAATATAGATTTAGGTCTTGAGTTGACATGGGGCCGTTTGTAAACTTGTAATCACCAAACTCACCATTCATTTTGATTACTTCAGGTATATCAGTACCATGTTCTGAAACACGTTCGGTGTGCATGAATAAACAAACTTTCTTATCTTGGTTACGTTTGGCAAACTCATTGAATGCAAGAACTACGTCACCTGGAGATTTTCTACGAATGTTTCTATTATTCCATAAAACTACAAAGTCATACTTGTCAAGACCATATTGTTTCTTAAAGTTAACAAGATTTGAATCATCTGATGGTAATGGATAGAACATCTTTGATACACCATGTGGAATATACTTGTAACACCAATCTTCTTTTGGCATACCATACTTTTCCAAAACTCTTTTGTTGATACCATATGTTTGTTTTGAAATCGAAATCAATTGGTCACAACTTGCATAGAACGGAGCATTCCACATTGGGTCTGGTAAATCGTCCCAAATATTGTAGTAAATAATAGGTAAGAATTGACGAACCTCAAGCTCCATGTCATATAACCATCCCCAAAAACGAGGGTCGGTGAAGTGCATGATAGCATCTGGCTTTTCAACGTTTATCAATTCTCGTAAAACTTCGGGATTACCATATCCCGTATGTGCATAAATCTTAACACTACCATCTTCAATACCAGCTTCTTTTGAAGCATCTTCAGATACATCAAAAACTTTACCATGGTCAGGATGTTTTAAGGCAGCGCCTAATTGTACCCAATCGTATTTATGTAATGTTGAAATAACAATCTCTTTGGATTGTGTAGCGATTCCGCTATGTAGTCTCAAGTCATCTGACAATAAAAGAATCTTCTTCTTTTTTGGACGATTTGGGTCTACCTTTTTAAGTTTAGGTAATTTTAATTCTTGCATATCGTAACTCTATTTCTAATAAATATAGAAGTATTATTGTATAAATGTTGCTTTTTTGTTGTTTCTTTCCAATACACGTTTAAAGTGATTGAATTCACTTCGAGGTATTTCTCCAAAGTAAATTATCTTATCAGCATTCCAAACTATAGTGTCATACTGATGTAGTTTTTGTGTAGGGTGAAATGGTTTTTCGTAGTATTCTTCAGTCATCCCACTATATAAATTCATTGGCGTATGTGCTGGGTTGTATTCAATATATTTGATACCCATTTCTAAACTAAACTTACGAACCCACTTTTCTATACCATCTTGGTTTCCTCTACTAATAATGATTAAATCATCTGCGTATTTTTGTTTTAATTTGAATAGCATTTCTTTTAATTCACCACGAGTCTCATATCTCTCGCTCCCAATTAATGCTACTTTCATGCCCTTGTCCTTTTTAAACCTATAGTTAATCTTCACTCTTACTGAACTTTTTGGTTTTCTTATCATTGAAACTTTTCTTTTAATTTACGGTCCTCAATAACTTTCTTCAACATAACAACGTAGTTTCCAGCTTCAGCGTAACTATTTCCTAAATATTTAAAATAATCCTCTTCACTACCAATACCACCTAAAAATCTACATTGGTAAAATGCGTAATCGTAAACCGACTCTTCCCATGTATCATAATAAGCGTGGTTGTTTTTAGTACCTTTTGCGGTATTTACACGAGACATCGCCTGTTTCATACCAAATAAGTTATGATTTTCTTTAAAAATATGAGATTTAAAATCACCAGTTTCCAAGATAGATTGCGCCATAACAATATGTGGAAACTTTATTTTCAATTCTTTCATCAACACCACCAACTCTTCTTCATTGAATGGTTCTGAATTCATGTTAACCAAAACTACATTTTTTTCAAATTGTGAAAGACTTTTGATATTCTGATATCTACCAACGAGATATGAAGTTATCGTTAAGGATACCATTGCTGCGAATAGAACCAACGATGGTTTTACAAGTTTGATTTTTTTAAATTGTAGTCGTTTTTTGTCGTAACTGTAAATCATATGTTTGTTTTATTGATTACACTTTATGCCTCTCTGCTTTTGCACAAAGGTCATGATTATCCTTGAATGGACAATATTTACAATTCTTACCTTTATCACCTGCCATAGCTGGAAACGTACCATCAGTCCTATAAGAACCATCATCGTTAAACGCTGACTTGATAAAGGTTTCGAAATTAGTAGATATTTGTTTTAAAGTCACACTCCCAGCAGCAGGTTCAAATTCTTGAATTCTACTTTGAGCAAACATAACTTCCTCATATAACTTACGTTTAAGGATGAAATATTTAACTTGGATATTATCCACCGGATATCCGTATTGTTTAGAGAAAAACTTCTTATACAATACCAACTGAGCGGTTTTGGTTTTATCTGCCTTTTGGTACTTGTTCCACCCATTAGTTGATGTTTTGATATCAAAGATTACAATACGATTCATTGTAACGTCTTCGAATACCAAATCAAGGAATCCCTTCATCATTACATTTTCATTTGTATCGGTAGGGTGGTAGATGGGTAACTCAATACCAACAAGTTTATAATGACGTGTACTGAAATATTCACCTCGTTTCTTTTGTAGAAAGTTTAGAATCTCAACACCATCTTGATAAAACTCATTCATTTGTTCTCGTGATGTAAACTTAACACCATAGATAGCCATGGCTTTCTTATACTCGGAAGCCATGGTATCTCGTAACATGGTGTTTAAGTCCATCTCTTCAGCGGATTTAACACTATCGTTGTAAATGACGTTAAGCCATTCTTGAACAACCTCGTGCATAGCAGTACCAAAAATCAAATGTATAGATGACTCATCTTTCTTGTGACCATCCATATATGTAAGTTTCCATTGTTTTGGGCAATTAGCCCACATGGTGTATTGAGAGTAAGACACCTTGGAGTGTTCTTTCTTCTCTTCATACGTTGGAAAACTGAATATGTTGGAAACAAGTGATTTTTTCATCTACACAAATATAATGATTTTTTTTGAAACTGCCAAACGTTTGGAGAAATTATTTTCCCCACTTTCCGTTCTGAACAATCTGAGCAATGATACCATATACTGAAAGGTCAGCAAATGTATCTTGAACCGATTCTCCAACCTCATCCGGCTGACCCAAAACAATCATTTGTTTTAGTCTCTGAACTTTATCATTGATTCTAAACCACAATCCGGTATGAGATAGTTTAACATCATCTTTGGTAGCAAGAGCAGTACCAACCGAGATGTTACCCGGACCATAGTTACGTTGTTTTTTACAAAAGGTTTCGTATTGTTCCCACATAATCCTCTTATACTCTTCAGTAGTTTCAGGATAATATTGCTCACAATAGGAGCGAGCGCTCATATCTGGTGTATTTAAGACTTCTTCTTTAGTCCACTCTACTTTTGTCTTTGCTTCTTTAATTACTTCAGCCATTTTTGTATTTCTTCTTTTTTGATTCCGTATTTTTGTATGATTGTCAACACCTCATCCTTTGATAAGATTTCAAGATAGTCTTCTACTTCACGAGATGATACTTGGTAATACTGACAAAGGTACTTTATCACATTTTTGTCCCACTTCGATTCAGACTTACCCTTGACGTATTTATCGAACGATTTCTTTTTTGGCAATGTATCTAAATACACTTTATATAGTTCACGAGGTTTCAACTGACCATTAGTATAGCGTTGAATCTCATTTACTAATTCAAGGTAGTCAAGATTCATAGATAGAAATCGATTGACCATATACATCTCAAAGGATTTCTTGTCCATCTCGGAGAGGGATTCCCACTTATCTTTTTTGTAGGTAATCCCCCCAAGGTGGTCAAAAAGTGATTTTGCCTTTACGACATTTTCATCACTTTTCTTCGCCATTTTCAAATAGTTCTTTCGGTGTAAATTTAGGATGTACAGTTCCACATTCGTTACAAATCACAACGGGAATTGGTAGCAGTGATGCTTGACCGGTTGGTGATTGTAAAGCAGGAACTTCTTTAAACATATTTACCTCGGTGAAGAAGATACCTTCACAATTAGGACATTCTACTGTCTTTAGTTTAAATGGGTCTAATTGCATTTTCATAGCCTCATTAGATTTCTTACCCATTTCGATTACTTTACCTTTTGCCATTTTTAGATACTTGTTATAATATTCAACATCATCGCCATTACATTTATTTCTTTGTCCACTACCATGGTGTCTTTGTATTGACCATCTGCGATGTTTAAGATAGTCTGACCCACTTTGTTGTTAGCATAATCATCAACTCGGTCGTACAACAAACGATACAACGGAGTGAAATCCTTGACGCCGGAATCAGCGATAATTTGTCGGATACTCACAAATTTAGATTTAGCATCACTACTACTCTGAAGAACCTTAACAACTTCTTCTGCGTAGTTTGCTTGAATCGTAGATTGTTTGTCTATTACCAACTTACCATTAATGACTTGTCGTTGAGCAGCGTTCAATACCCTACGAATGTCGGGATATCCACTATTAACAATCACAGCCAAATCTGACATTTCAAACTCAACACCTTCTTGATTTAGAATTTCATTGAGTCGTTTTGCAACATCCTTCTTTGATGGTGGGGTGATAGCGAATGTCTGACATCTTGATTGGATTGGGTCGATGATTTTTTCAACATAATTACACGTCAAAATAAATCGAGTCGACTTACTAAAAGTTTCCATCAGATTTCGAAGAGCTGCTTGTGCGTTTGGTGTCAAGTAATCAGACTCATCCAAGATGATGATTTTCCATTTACGGAATCCCATGGATGATGCGAAACCTCGAATCTTATCACGAACAGTGTCAACGTTGTTTTCATCAGAAGCATTGATGTACATAACATCACAATCAATCTGATTTGTTATGATTTTAGCCAATGTGGTTTTACCCGTACCGGCTTGACCATACAATAACAAGTGTGGTACATCCTCATTTTGGATGTAAATCTTTACTTTTTCAAGGATATGTTCGTTACCAACATAACCTTCTAACGTATCGGGTCTATATTTTTCAACCCATAGTGTATTACTCATCTTCCTACTTCGTTTAAATACTTTTCTTTTGCAGCCTCCCAAGACATACCAATAATATCAAGATAAAACAATGGTTCAGGTTTAATACGACCCTCATCATGTAGTTTTTCATAACGAGAAACAGCCTTCTTCTTCCACCAATCCATAGTGTATTGGTCACCTTTTGCGAACTTATCTTTCAATACCAACTGGTCCTCGGTGATTTCGTTTCGGAGAAACTCATTACCATTTTCATACATTTGAGCAAAGTATACACCCCTCTTAAATCCATGTTGATATTTAGAAGCCTTGATACCAAGTTCTTTGAATATCATATTGATAATTTTTTGTTTTACTCCGGTAGCAGGTCCATCAACATTCTCCTTTTCGGCAGTTTGTCTCATGTACTCTTCAGACTTGTTATCCTTTAACCAATGATGCCATACTTCATATACAGAATCATCTGGTTTAATAGCAACTTTACCTGCGGATTCACCAAGTGTTTTGAAGTGAGGGATTCCATTATATTGTGAATGGATTCCATATAAAGATGTAGTTCCAACTGCAATCAACGTCTGACCATATTTGTCTTTCCAATATTGTCGTACAATAGGAGACGTGGCCATACAAGCAATAAGTTTACCACCCAAAAAGTTATAACCCAATGGTTGTGTACATACGATTGTAGTTGCAATCGTAGTGTGGTTTAACTTTCCATCTTTATACTTGTTATCTTGAGTCCAACCAATATAGGAATCCCTAACACCCAAAGAGGTGACATCTGAACCGAGCGAAATCATACCCAACACTTTACCACTTACCCTATCTTTAACGTAAATCTTAACGTTACGACCTGGATTGGCTGAAAAAGCCATGGTGTGAATGAGTTTACGGATTTCAGTCCAACGAGTAGATTCTTTTGAATCATCAACAATCTCTACATAGGGTTCGAGTGCCATGACTTCTTTTATGGTTTGTTCTTTATTGTAGATGTCAGTTGGCATCCACAAAGAATCAATATAAGTAGCCATAGCAGCCTTCCTCTTCATAGAGGATGGTAGGTCGGAATTCCACTCTTCCCATTTTTTGTAAAGAGTTTGTTCTTCTACTGACATAGATGAAAGATAGTCCATATTATCTATGAACTTTTTCTTTTCATCCATGTAGTTGAATTCCGGTTTCGCCGGTTCAGTATCCCAAAACATTACTTAATCTCTACCAAATAATAGTTTGACTTAAACCCATCATGTTCAAAAGCAACATGAGCCAGACCTTGAGACGAAATCTTCAACGAAGAAGCTTTAGCACCTCGGTTAGCATTGAGGATTTCTTTAAGATATTTGGCGGAGAATGAAATTGGTTCAACGTCAGAAGCACACGTGCACTCGACATTGATAGAGATTCGGTTTGAGTTAATTTTAGAGTAACCCAAAATCACCTCACCTTTGTTTCCTTTACACTTAAATGTAAATGTGTCTGAATCACTCAAAGCACCTTTAGATTTAATAAACTTAGCCACGAACTCGTCATCAAGTGTTACTGATGAACCAAAATCGGGAAGTTGTTTTAATTCGGGAACTACAGGAATAACCGAAAGGTCAGCCAACATATAGTTTACAGACGTACCATTGTCTGAAAAAACCAAGGATGCCTCACCTTGTTCTACTTTAACGTTAGAATCCAAAACGCCAAGCAGACCTTTTAGTTGTGATGTCGTGTAAACACCAAACTCACCATTTGGGAACTCTTTTTCTTCAGTCTCAACACTACCCAATAGGGTTTTGTCATCGGAGATGAATCGAACAGACATTCCTTCATCGGTTGAGTTGATTTTTACGGATTCAACCTCACCACCCAAGTTGTAACGGGCTACAAACCCTTCAAATGAACTTTTTTTCATGTTTTTATTTTTTATTTGTTACGAATATACGAAATAATCCTGAATTATCCAAACCATTGGTGAATTTTTTGTTTTCTTTTTTTGAAACGATAGACGTAGATGTTTTTCGTCAAGGTATCAACGTATGTCGCTTCTCCACTCTCCAATGCGTTTTTCAATTCAATAGCAATGGGTTTTAATTTCCCATTGTGTTTGTTTCTCAATGTTTTGTCATGATACCTACGACCATTCCACATTATTACTCTTCCAGCTGAAGTCTCTCCTTTGTACTCGAAGTTTGTTGCCTTATACACAACACCTTCGTGTCCAAATGTTTTATCAGCATATGAGATTATCATTTCCAAATCGGTATTTCGTTGTAACCAGCGAAGAGTCCAACCTATAAAATACGATTCGGTATTCTTTGGGGTTTCATCAATACAAACGAGCCGTTTCAACTCTAAAAGTTTTGATGGGTTGGTTGTATATTTTTCAGCAACACCAACCATCCCCAAAGAACCATACACCATAGCACCAATCATAGTATTACCATCCATCAACTTAAAACAATATGAAATGTGTAATCCATTCATATTTTTTGAATAGTGATGTGTTTCCACAAAATTAGCAATTTCACTTCGTGGACATGGTTCTACTATGTAATTGGTAACACTCATTAGAATCCAAAGAATTGTGATGCCTTCGCAAGATTCGGATTTGGTTTATCCCACCCCATTGCGTTGTAGAAGTCGGTAATCTTATTTTCTAACTCCTTTTCCCAAATCAAGTCAACATCGATGTGTTGTCTAATCAAATCTTCAATTTGAGATGGGTCATTGTGACCGGTGAACGCTGTGGCTTCAATCCCCATGGGATTTCGTTTTAGATATACCCACTTAATCTTGTCACCATCCTTCATTGGTTCATACTTGTAAGGTGCATCATAAAACTTCAACAATCGATTGTAAGTTATGGCTGCCTTAACGTGGGCTGGAGTTCCCTTTTCAAACTCGTTCAAAGAATATACAGTACGTTTCTTGATGTATTTTGACATATCCTTTACAGCGGAATTCTTTGCAATATCAACGAAGTTTTGGTCTGACATTTTGTCTTTGAAGTCAATCAGTTTAGTGTCGATTTCAGATTTGTCAACACCCTTTAGAATATCCAAAAGTACAGTCTCCATGACTTTCTTAAAGTAAGTTGGAAAAGAAGACCTACGAACATCAAGCCCCTTTACATCCATCTTATCACATGGTACGGTATTATCATTGATAATCCATTGAGCGTATCGTTTCTTTGATACCCAAAATCCACCCTTTGCGATAGTTTCTTGTTTGATATCAAATCGGTGAGAATTAACATTGAATAGTTTTTTCGACATAGTGTCGTAAACCTTATTAATGTGTTCTTGAACCTCTTTAGCTACTGACAAAATAGCGGGAACCATTTGTTCATCTGACGTGGGGTCAATGTTTGGGTTTCTGGCTTGAACCAAAGGAAGCGCCTGATAGAATACCGAGTCCGTATCGGTGTACACATTATAGTCACCATCTCTACCAATAATTTTGGTGTAATATTGGTTAGCTATCTTCTCGGTAGTTTTAATAACAGTCTGACCCGTGATTGTAGTTGCTTCAGCATTATCCACATCATAGAATCTGAATGAGGGTAATCCCAATACACCATACAACGAGTTCAACATAATCTTTTGTACTAACTGACGTTGTGAATAGAATTTGTAAAGTTCGTTGTTACCTTCTTTACCATATTTCTTCATCAAGTCTTTGTACTCAACTCGTTTGTCAAACCACACATTTAAGATTTCAGGAATAACACCAACTTTATCTTGAGTGTACAATACACCATTTGATGAAATTGAATAATTTGAATCTTCAATCAATTTTTGGAACTGAGCCTTGTTTAATGGTGGATATTCAGTACCATTCTCTTCGACTATCACATAAGAATCAATAGTATCTTTCATGTAGTCCTCTGACGAAAATGACTTCAACTTACCAATCTTGGTTTCAGGACTAACATTGAGTGTCATAATGATTGATGGGTACAGAGAAGTTAAATCCAAGTCATAAACCCATTTATAAAGACCCGGTTTGGGTTCTTTAACATAAGCACCGGTAAATTTCTCTTCACCATCAGTTCCATCCTCGTTTTTATCAGCCCTATCTGGTTTATCAGGAGCAACACGACCACTTCTACGCAAGAACGTCAAGATAGCACCTTCCAACCATTTTGATGAGAATAAAAAGTCCTCATAGAAAACGTGACCGGCATGACAAATCGCTTGAGCAAGTTCGATGAACTGAAGTTTTCTATCCATCTCAACAACCAACTCAACATCGACCAAGTTATACTCAATAAACTTTTCAATATCATCTCTGAATAATTGGTCAAGGTTACCTTTGTATTCAATCTTACCACGACCCAATACCAAATTAGCAATGGTGTCTAATCGATAGTTTGGAAATTCTTGGTAGGTAAAGTTTTTGTAAAGAGCAAGATAGTCCAAACAAGATACACCTGCGATAATGTAACGATTACGATATTTGTTATACCCAATCTTACCAATCGGAGAAAGTTTGTTAGCCATACGTTCACCGACAACATTTTTCAATCGATTATACAAGTATGTAATATCAAAATAGTCAATGTTCCAACCTGTAACAATTGTAGGATTGATTTCTTGCCATTTATTTAAGAAAGCAACCAAAAGGTCTGCTTCAGTATCAAACGAACGAACTTCAGCACCTTTGATTCTTTTATTGATATTACCACCCTTACTGACTACATACACAAAGTAATCATTGGTCACGGAGTCGTGTCCGGCTATTGACGTGATTTCGTTTTCAGCTTTATTAACATCCGGCAACCCACTATTCATTTCGACCTCAATATCGAAAGTTAAAATAGTATGTCCTTTTGATACCTCATCCGAATCACCATATTCATCAATCAGAAACCGAGTTACCTCGTTTACATCAGATTCGTATAGTTTGAGATTATCCTCTTTTTTCCAAAAGTTTATCTTTTTAAGACGCTCTCCGTGAATAGAAGTAAAAGTACCATTACCATCTCTAACATAAGCATATCTACGGTACTTGCTTGTAAAATAACCCTTTTGGTCATCCCAACAATGGATGATACCTTGTTCTTTATCGTAGTAAACATTTTGATACATTAATTTAATTGTTTATGTAGTTCTTTAATCATTTTATCTTCGTTCAAAGATAGTTCCATAGCTCGTTGTACTGACAATGTGTCTTGTTCTTTTCTGAAAGTATCATCATCCAACATTTTATCCAAATACTCAAAGAATTCCTTCTTATATTTGAAGAACATTCCTTTAGGGTCAATCTCGCGATAACAATCAGATTCTTGCCAAATCATTGGAGTTCCGTTCATCATACAATCAGTACCACTTACTGACCATCCATAGTTGGTTTGACGCATCTGAACACCCACCTTACAATTCTGAAGTCGTTTATAGTAGTCGTGTTTTGGTACTTTTGTATTATCAATCCAAGGATGTGGCGAATCACCTGTTAATTGTGGAATCCATACCGTAAAATCTTGTCGTTGTGTACGATATTCTTCCATCAACTCAATAAACTTTGGATATCCCTTATATGCTGCTGCTCGGTGGTTGAATACAATAACATTATCTTTTGTATCCTTCAAGTCAGTTACCACCTTATCTTTAGGTACGCCCAAGTTCCAAACTTTTAAAATACTATCTAACTTCTGAACAAATTCTTCATTAAATATTTCTAATGCTTCATCCAATACCCTATTCTTTTGGTCTTGGGTGTTAAGGTAACACACATCCATTTGTGATACTCCAAGAATCTCCATGGGTAACCACAGCCACTTTGCCTTTCCAGCTCTATTGTCCGGCCCATTACAAGATTTCATTTCCCACCAATGACAATACCCAACAATTTTAGTGTCCATTGATTTCTTGTACCTACCCACTTGCGGCCAATCTGGTAAGTGTGAGTAGATTACATCATAGTCAATGTCTTTGAGTAGGTTTATAAGTTTTGGTGATGGGAATGACCTCTGATTCATCATATCACCAGGAATCTCAACTTGATGTTGTTTTACATTTGGTAAATTAAGCTTTTTACTGACCTTACCAACCGGCATCAATATATTCCAAAAGTATTCTCCATGTGATTCGAGTGCTTTAATATGATTATGAATCACATCTACAAACGAGTCCTTATCAATATTAGAAGAGTTGGTAATATTTGGTATCACCAACACTTTACGTGCGTTATTATAATCTATACTATCCCAAAACATATTTTACAAAGATACAAAATTAATTTGATATATACAAACACTTTTACCAAAAATTCACTTTATTTTCGGGCTCGTAAGTTTCATACCTTTCGGCTGCCGGTAAAATGTCTTTGATATCAGATGGTGGTGTTTCACATGGATGTTTCAGAGCTTTAAGCAAACGCTTCTTCTCCGACTTATTGGTTGGTAGAATCTGAATGTATCGTAGTTTAGACATCTCCTTTCTACGCCAGAACTCTTTGTATCCATCCTTGCCAATTTCAGTTTTGAGGTGTTCCAAGTTGTGACTACCCCATCTTGAGAATACAGTCCGTGAATGGATATATTGACCATCTTCACTTTCCAAACAAATTCCATAATTCGGCATTAGCTGTATTTTGTTGGTATCTTGAAATAACCAATTCGTAGCACGATAGATACCCCCTAAATGACCTTGGAATGGGTCTGAATATGATAGTAGCATTTTTATGTTTGGAGCATTCTCTCTTAACCACTTGAATGTTTGTCCTAATGCGTATGACTCAATATTTGAACCATACCCATCGTGAATAAACAATCGTGTTAATTCCAAACATTGGTCATTACCCAACCCATCAATAATAGAAGTTACAGCAGACCTTCCAACTGGAAATCCATAAACAGCAACACCAATCAGTTTTTCATCATTCCCAAGAATATCTTTCTCATCAGTTTTATAGAACACCCCCAATGCGTATCTACACATAGTCCAAGCGTGCGAATAGTGATATGTAACAATCATATCTTTTGCAATTGCTTTGTTAATCTCACGAATAAAAACTCGTGACGTGTCTACATAATGTTTATTTTCCTCTTTCAATTGGTTCTAATTTATGTATCTCTTCTTCGAATACCTCACTTACTTTTGGATATGGTAAGGATGGGTATTTTAGAGTCTTCAATATACGACTTTTTTGTGACTTATCCAAAACATAAACATATCTATGTTTTCTCGGTTCTTTCTTAATCCAAAATGGTTTGTCCACCATTTCTTGAATTTTTTTTGGATTGTTAGTTCCGTATCTGACAAATGAGGTTCTACTATGATGCCACTCCTCGTCCTCATTCCACTTGAATGACCACGAATCATTTGGTCGAATTCTATTACCTTGATATATCCAATTTGTAGATTGGTATACAGTCCCCAAATGACCCACCTTCGGGTCTGAATATGATACAAGGGCTCTTATGTGGGGAGCGTTATTTCGTAACCATTTGAAAGTTTGACTTACAAACCAACTTTCAATGTTACAACCATAACCATCAAATACAAATAAACGTGTTAGTTCTAAAACTTCAGTTCTATCAAGAATTGGCGAAATGGATTGGCCGGAATGTCTACCAATGGGGTCTCCATAAGTAGCAACTCCGACCAACTCTTCATTTACACCACTAAAAAATTGATGGTCACTTTCTGATTTGTAAAACAATCCAAGAGCATATGATACCTTTGTCCAAATACCACTATAGTGGTTGTTAACAATAATATCCTTTGCAATGGATTTTGAAATCGGTCTAACCGAAAATTTACTTATATCAGAATAGGTTTTACCTTCAATTTTCATACGGCCAATTTAGAATATGAGTCCAAGTTTCCCCCTTAACAATCTTTCTGATGTTAGCAGGAGAAACTCCGTTATTACGGGCAAGAACTCTAATGTTTCTATGGCCAATAGCCCAAAGTTTACGGATAGCCTTCACTTGGTCTTCCGTAAGTTTATGGGCTGGGTGTGATTCTCCTCTTAACATTATTCTAAATTTTTTCATCTATTTGTTTTGGGAATCGAGTTCCCATTTTTTGTGTATAATCTTACCAATATCTGGTTTCGAATAATTCGGCCCCTTTAGTATCTTACCATCCTCACGATAGATGGGTTTACCATCCTCACCCAACTTTGACATATTTGAACGTTGAACTTCATCAAAGACCTCTTCAATCACATCTTGCATACCATGTACTAACATAGTACCTAAAAGAATGTAAAGTTGGTCAGCCAGAGCATCAGCAATACCAACGGGGTCATCATTTTGATTTGCTTCAAGATATTCATCCAACTCCTCTTTACCAAGTTTGTATCTCAATTGAGCCAATTCATCGGATTGAGCGGTTGGTGTCAATTCAATCGGATGGTTGAACGTGGTGTGGAATTCTTTCAGTTGTTCTAATTGCTTTTTCATAACCATTAATATACGAAATTATTTTCAATTTTCCAAAGATTCTGATAAATTTTTGGCATCTATGATATTGTCTTCAATCGAACAATATGTCCAAGACCCATATCTTCCTATCGAGTAAATGCCCAATTTATTGTATTCTGAACACCACTTGTTATAGGTTTCCTTTGATTTTTGTGTAATGTGTACATACGCAGGATTCATAAGAATAAATTGATGCTCTACTAACTCATGGTTAGTTATAATACCACACTTTTTTAAATCTGAAATTACACATTTTAATAGTACACCTGAATCTATAAGTTGGTGTTCACTCAACCCCACTTCAACATATAAACTCATTTTTTCTTGATTTAATATGTTGTTATAAAACCCCACTCTATAAAATACTTCTTCTCCTGGAAAATATCTCCAATGTGTTTTTATATCAGTACCTTTGTCAAATCCCAAATTGAATACGGCTACTTTATTTGAAGATAGTGAGTCACATGGGTTACCACTTATACTTAAAAGCTTATTAAATGGGATTGTACTTACAAGATTTTCAAATTGAATTGTATCCCCCAACGTTGTTGTGACAATTTTATTTTCAAAATCAATCGATGATACGGCCTCATTTAATCTGATTTTTGAGGTATCTATTCTTTTTAGAATTGATTTTATATACTCGTAGCTTCCACCAATTGGATATATGAAATTATCGTTATATGATTTAGAATTTTGGGATTTTAATAAATCTTCATGCTTAATCATTTTTGGAAAAAACCTACCCATGGAATCAAACTCCAATGTATCAAGATTACAGGCGTATAGTTTTTCATTATATGGTATTACAAATTTGTTACAAATACCGGCTCCTAATGTTGACTTTACATAGGATTTAAATGTAGTCGTATCTTCATCCTTACAATTTTTTAAATCTTCAAGACATTCATTGTATTCAACCTCATCCAACTGATGTATATTATATTGAAATGGGAAATCTATAATTTTATCTTTGTATGAAATATCCGTTATTTTTTTGACATCTAATAGTTCACACTCAATGTTTTCTAATATATAATTTTTGATTTCTTCATTTTTGAAATGAAAAAAGTGTCCGGAATAATCCCAAGTATATTCACCTCGAATTTCCGTTTTACAATACCCACCAACTTCAGAGTCTTTTTCTAAAATCAAATAATCTTTTTTAGACAAATATGAAGCCAACGAAAGGCCAGTAACACCACCACCAATTATTAATACATCAGTTTTTTTCATCCAACCTATTATTGAAATGGTTTAAGTTATCAAGCAATCTATCTTTGGATGATTCGAAATCAGAATCATTCAAAATTTCAGACAAGTATTCAAGACCTTCTTCATATCGACCTGTCCAATAACATGAAACTGATAGTTCATCATTTATATATTTACCATATGCCTTTTCGTTGATAAATAAAATGTATTTTGATTTTGCCAAATCTAAACTTAAAGTACGAGCTTTACTTAAATACTCATATCCCATTTCCCACTTACTGATTGAATTTAAATAAGCACCTAAAGTTAGATATGGTTCAGCTCGGTCTGGAAATAAGTTAATAGCAGAATTCATTTCCATAAGGATTTCGTTCAAGTCAGCATCAAGTCTCATAAGACATACCGAACTTCGCATATGTGCCTCAAAAACTTCTTCAATCCATACATTTTTTAATTTTAGGTACAAACGATTCCATTGTAAAGCTTCACGATACATACCATAGTCCATATAACTTTGGGCTGTATAAAATACCGAACGACTATTCAGTTCGTCAGGATCATTAATCAACGTATCCCAAAATTGTTTTTGTAATCGCTCAGCATCATACAAATACTTCTTGGGGTCGAATGCTCGTGACCCAATTCCTTCTCCTGAAATGTAGTATCCAAGATGTGATAAATCACCTGTAGTATAATTTGGTTTATCCAAATTCTTGATAGTAGTATGAGCTACACCACAAAACTTCCAACTGTGATTTCCATTAAACATAATCAGAGCTTTCCATTCAGATGTACCACGTTTTACAGGAATAAAATAAGCATCTTCAAGCTCTGAAACTTCGAACGAAAAGTCACCCACCAATAGGTCATCAGCATCTAAATGCATAATGTAATCAGCTTTACCTTTGGCTCTATCCATCATAAGGGTTTTATTGTGGTCAAATCCGACCCAATCGTCTTGATGCAATTCTCCAGGGATATTTCTTTCCTCAAAGAATGTTTTTACTAACTCAATTGTCTTATCAGTAGAGCCAGTATCACACACTACCCAATAATCAATATAATCAGCAACAGACTCCAATGTTTGGAGAATACAATGTTCTTCGTTTTTGCACATTGTGGCAAAAACTATACTTGGTTTTGTCATAACTTATGGATTTAAATATTCAGATTCGGGTTTAACTCCCACAAAGCGTTTTACTTCTACACCATTTTCAAATAAAATTACTGTTGGTATGTTTCTAACATTATGTTGTTTAGCAATTTGTGGAAAGTCATCAACTATAATTTTTTGAACCGGAATGGTGTTATTAACTCTATCCATGACTGGACCTAGCATCTTGCAAGGTCCACACCACGGAGCACTAAAATAAATGTAGTTTCTCATATTTCTATCCATCACAACTTAAACAATCAGGGTCAGTAGCTTTTGTAGCAATATCACCACGAAGAACTGACTCCGTTCTCATATAATAAAGGGTTTTGATACCCGATTTCCATGCTTCCATGTGTACTTGATTAATCCATTTTGGAGTAGCTTGAGTTGGGAATGCCAAATTTAACGATACTGATTGGTCAACGTATTGTTGTCTGATACCGGCTTGTTTTACCAACTCCAACTGATTGATTTCTTTAAATGTTTTGTAAACATCTTTTACCCAATCAATTTCTTTGTTTTCAAAATTAGATTCGGTCATATCATTACGATTTGTCAACTTACCATTAACAAACCCCCAATTATCAAGCTCCGCGATATCTTGTACCGAACCACCATCTTGTAGAATCTTATCCCAAGTATCTTTATTGTTGATTCCAATTTTACGAAGAACTCGTTCCAATTCAGAATTCTTACGGATGAACGTTCCTTTAGCAGTTTGTTCCGTAAACACGTTTGCAGCCCATGGTTCAATTCCAGCAGAAACATTACCACTCAATTTTGAGTTTGATACAGTTGGAGCAATAGCCATCAAGTGAGTATTTCTCATACCAGTACCAACACACCATAAAGGTTCACCATATTCTTCAGCCATAGCACGAGAAGCACGTTCAGCCTCAATCTTCATTTGAGAGAAAATCTTACGAGTCTCAAACTGAGCAGGAAGACCCTCGAATGACATACCTTTTTGTTGTAAGTATGTGTGCCATCCAAGAACTCCAAGACCAAGAGCACGACCCTTTTCAGCCGAACGAACTGAATTTTCAAATCCTCTCATATTCTTTGCTCTTTGGATAAATTCCTCAAGAACACCATCCAAGAACCAAACGGCTGTATAGATAAGGTCGGTATCTTTCCATTCATCATATTTAGCCAAATTTACTGATGACAAACAACATACAAATGAGTGTGATTCGTCCGTGTGAAGTGTAATCTCACTACAAATGTTAGTCATAAAGACTTTTAATCCATTTTGTTTGTATGCCTCTGGATTTTGTTTGTTTACATTACCCTTGAACATGATATATGGTTCGCCAGTAGCTTTTCTTTTCTGAAGTACCTTACCCCACTTTCTACGAGCTTCAGCATCACCCTCTTCAAGTTTTCTCATAAACTTATCACCCACCACTACACATTGGTGTAGATTCAGCGATTGTCGATTCACATCACCCTTTGGTTCACGAATTTCAATCCACTCATCAAAGTCACCATGTTCAATGTTTAGGTTGATTGAAGCAGCCCCCCTACGAACCGAACCTTGGTTTGTAGCAAGAATGGTTGAATCATAAATCTTACAAAATGGAACTACACCATCAGATGTACCATTTCCGGTGATTCTTGACCCAGCCGACCTAATCATATTTACACCAATACCAACACCACCACCATGCTTGGCGAGTAGCATCATTTCAAGATTCTTTGAACCTATTTCTTGGATTGAGTCACCGACATCAATACCGAAACAAGAAATCGGTAGACCCCTGTCAGTACCAGTATTGGAAAGGACAGGAGTAGCAAGATTAAGCCACCCACGCCAAATATAATCAAAAAACTTACTAGCAAGTTGAGGTTTACCCAACCTACGGGCAACTGCGGTAGATACACGCCAGTAAGCGTCTTTTGGGGTTTCTCCGGCAAGGAGATATCCCTTTGAGATTGTTTTAACATAAATTTCGGTATTACCCCAGGTTGGAAAGTCTACTCCGAGCTCCCAACCCAATTCTTCTCCATAATTTTTCATAACTAATTAAAATATATCAGACCAATCTTCACCTTCACCAGCCTTCGAATAGTCGGTTGGTCGAAGAGCAAAGAAGTCAGTATGTGTTAAACCGCCAGTCAAATGGTAGAACCACTCTAATCTTTCGGCTGATTCTTTATCATATTCAAAATAATCATTACCACCAGCAAATGGATTATAACCAAGCTCGGCCAATTTCTCATTTAAGCGCTGATTGATAAAGTTTTTTAGGTCTTCCTTTTTTAGATTTTCAAGGTCACCCATTTCAAACATTTTGTCAATATAGTTGTGTTCCAACTTTTGAATTAGTCGAGCAGCTTCGTAAACTTTTGGTTTAACACTCTCTAATAATCCAGGGTATTCATCACACATATGTCTGAATAATTGACATCCCATTTTTGAGTGTAATGATTCGTCCCTTACTGACCATTTCATTTGTTGACCAATCCCTTTCAAAAGATTTCTCATTTGGAACGAATACAAAACAGCAAATGATGAATACAATGAAACACCTTCAGCGAATGCCGAGAACACAGCAAGTGAACGAGCCACATCTTCACGGGCATCAGAATTCCACTTTAAATCTTCCGGTGTATATTCTGCTTTGGTGTTAATTAAAACCTCAAACTTTTCAGCAGTAGCGGGCTCATGTAAGAACGCTTCAAAATCTTCGAGTCCGAGTGTTTCATTTAAGTACGAATAAGCCGTAGCATGAATGGTTTCTTGTGAACCAAACATCATAGCCATTTGTTTAATTTCGTGTTTAGGAAACCACTTGGTAACCATACCAGTCCAATAGTCAGATACAGCACATTCAGTTTGAGCAAATCCTAAAAGGATATTACCAACCAAATTCTTTTCTGAAACTGACAAATTTTCATTCCAATCTTTAACATCTCCTTGCATTGGAATTTCCGTATGCAACCAAAATGCTTGTGCTTGTTTCAACCATCCTTCAGTATAGTATTCCGTATACTCAAAGGGTTTAAATGGTATACGATTATCAAATAGTCCCATATACAACTCTCCTTATTTTTTTCTTCATTTTTATAAATTGGGTGATTATATATAGTGGTTAGAAATCCATCCCACCATTGATTTCTTTATATTTTTGTAACAATTCTTTTCTTACCAAACTCTCCCCACCTTTCATCTCTTTTTGTGTTTGTTTACCATCAATGGAAGCGTCATCAAATATCTGAATTTGACCATTTGAGAAGTTTGCCTTGGATGGGAAAGTCATACCATCAGGCCCAAATCGATTCTTAATAACGTGCCATCTTCCAGTACCACTTAACTTGTCTTCAATCTTACGAGACAATGAGATTACAAAGTCAGCAGTCATCATTTTAGAGAATGAACCTGCAATTTTTGTACCTGTAATAATGTCATCTTCTGCCCCACTACGATTGATTTGAGATGCTGTGTAGATTGGTACTTCATACTCACCGGCCATACCACGCAAGTCTTCGATAATTTCTTCCAACTCTTCATGTCGTTTTTCTTTCGAGGGCCCTCTCAACAAATCAGCATAGTCGACAATTACAACATCAGGACGTTTTCCTTGTAGAATCATTCTATCCAAGTGAGCTCTTAACGAGGTCACACTAGCAGTTTTGGTAGGGTAATACTTTACAATTAGGTCACCCTTCACGGATTTGACCATTTTGTCAACTTCCTCTCGGTTAAATTTAAGGTTAGCGACAGGTATGCCCGTTAAAACAGCATCGTATCTTTGACCAACGTAACCTTCATTTAATTCCAATGTATAGTGGGCTACCGTCTTACCTTGTTTCATTGCGTTAACACCAATGTTAATCAATGACCAAGATTTACCAATTCCCGGAGGAGCAGCAAACATTACAAGTTCACCCTTACCAAAACCACCTTGTGTAACATCATCAATCACTTTCCAACCAGTAGATACCACGTTTCTAATTGTGTCTTCGTATCTAACATCAATCATGGTTTTGTAATCATGACCAATATCTTGTGATTGACCTGACTTCATAGCATCATCAATCTTTTTCTTGATTGTATCGTATTTACCTTGTTCAAGTAATGATACTGAATCGAGAATAGCGTTCTTGATTGATTGATTTCTACAAAACTCTACCGATTGTTCTTTTACATAGTCTAAATCCTCACTTTCAAGATTAGTCCAAGCGGATTTTAAAGTATCAACAATTGAAGTCTTTAAAACATCACGCTCAACCGAATTAATCTTTACCTTTAGTACATCAAGGGTTGGTAACGTCTCATATGTGTCCATATAGGACATTATTTCCTTAACCAACCACTCCGATGCCTCTGAATCGAAATATTGTGGTTTAAGGATATCAAACACCTGTCTGGTAAAAACTCTATCACCAAGTAAGGATGATATAACTTTTATCTGAAATGTGTTTGAGAACTTCGTTCCGAATTTTTCCATAAACCAAATATACGAATTTATTTTCTATTATCAAAGTGATTTTTTAAATTTGTTTCCAAGGATGTGAATGAATTTCTCAACCAAGAATCCACATTAGCGAATGCTGTGTACAATTTATCATACATGAACATCTTTTTGAACTCTACCAAATCGAGCATTGGTTGATGGTCATCCATGATAGCCCTAACGTTTGACTTTATTGAAGATGCAATTTCAGGGTCTCGTAATTGCATTAGATTAAAGTTCATGGTAATCGTATCAGTCGATTCTAATAGTTTTTTTGATAATTTCTCATCACAGTCAGTAGAACATTTTTCTAAAAACCCATCAAGGTCTAACTCGCCATTGTTTAAAAATGACATTTTTTGAGAAATTGTCTTTTCACCGATACCCTTTACGCCCGAAATGTTATCTGAAGCGTCTCCTGTTATAACTCGATAGAACACCAAATTTTGAGGAATTACACCATACTCTTCTTTTACCAAAGACTCATCATACATTTTCTTTTTAGTAGAAGCCCAAACTTTGATTCGTGGGTTTACTAATTGTAGAAAATCTTTGTCTGAAGAAACGATTGTGACATCCTTTTTAAAATAGTGTACCGCAAGATAAGCTATAATATCATCGGCTTCAACGTGGTCAATATAGGTTAGTGTTATAGGAAGAACTTGTAGATACTCAATTAGTCTTGCGAATTGTTTTCTCATAGAAGCTGACTGGTCTTCCAAGTCCTCATAACCGGCAAGACGATTTAATTTGGTCAAACCAGTCCTACCCTCTTTGTATTCTTTATAAACTGATTTTCTACGATTAGAACCACCTTTACCATCAAACACAATAACCACTCGGGTTGGTTTAAGGCTTCGGATGGTAGCAGCGGTGGACAGGAGAAACCCTGTCACACCACCACAATGTTCACCATCGTCATTTAAGGCAGGAACTGCACCAAAGACTCGAATAAACTGATTGAGACCATCTATAATCAGAACTCTATCATTTAGTTCTTCGTTTTTTACTTCACTATGTTCTTTTTCTACTTCTTTAAGCAGTTCTTTATACCTATTAATCATCAAAATCAGTTACTTCAATGTTATCAATGTTTGACTCTGCACTGGACTCTTTGTAAGACATGATATAAGTCTCACAAATTTGTTGGTAAATAGTCTCTTTAAGTTCAGGGTCAGATTTTAGAGTTTCTTCAAAATTCTTGGCTTGGAATTTAATTTCCTCACCTGTAGTTTTGTTGACATATGTATACCAAGCACCACTTTGGTTAACAAGTTTGTATGTCTTCATCATCTCCAACCACGACCCGTAGTTGTCAATACCACTATCAAAGTAGATATCGTAGTCAACGGAACGGAGCGGCGGTCCCATTCGGTTCTTGATAACTTGAGCACGGGTTTTGATACCAACTACTTGTTCAACACCACCAACTTTTGCCTTCAACTGACCCATTTGTTTCAATCTCAATCTACATGATGAGTGGAAAGCAATTGCCTTACCACCACTTGTAGTCCAAGGGTCACCAAACGATACTCCCAATCGAGTACGAAGTTGGTTTGTAAAGATTAGAGAAATTCGTTCACGTCCAATTAGGTTCGTAACTTTTCTCATAGCCTTTGAAATGATGATTGCTTTTTGAGTTGCGTAGCCAGCTTGGTCGTAGTCAGCTGAAATCTCAACCTTTGTAGAAGCACCTGCAACGGAGTCTACTACAATAGTAACCAATTTCTTTTTGTCACCATCAGCAGCACGAACTGACTCAATAATCGAATCAATGGCTTCAAAGATGTCTTCGACTGTTTCCAAGGGAACATACAACATCTTTTTGATGTCAACTCCAATGGCTTCAAGAAATTCTTGGTTAAGTGCGTTTTCGGTGTCAATGTAAACACCCAATCCACCCTTTTGTTGCGTATCAGCAATAGCATGAGCCGCAAGGAGTGATTTACCACTACCTTCTAATCCAGTAATCTCCGTAATACGACCAACTGGTAATCCACCATGAGGTCTATTTGAGATTGCCAAATCTAACATAGGAGAGCCGGTAGACACCCACTCATCCAAGTCGGTGGGTGTCTGTTCCGAACCATCCAAGAAAAAAGCGACTTTGTGAGCCGATTTGAATTTCTTGTTTAGATTATTAGCAAGGATTGACGATAGTTCATCACGAACTGAATCTTTCTTTCCTGCCATAATTAGTCGTTAAAAAGGTCGTCAAATGCTTCTTTTACACTAGCAGCACCACTTACTGATTTTGGTGCGGATTCAGACTGAACCGGAACGTCAGCGGTTGGTTCAGCTTCAGAGTCGGCTACTTGGCCGGTTTCTAACCATTGTTCGAGCATTTTGTTCATATCCTCATAAGATACTTTTTTGAACATAGTCGACAAATCGATTTGGTCTTTACACAACTCAAGGATGTTTTTATCCTCTGAAATTGGAGTTGTGTTTGGTTTTACACGAATGTAGGTTTCTGGATAAGATTTACCCACATCAGCAGCAGATTTGAATTCTACAGTGATATCACGACCACTAACAGGGTCAGTCAAATCACCATAATCTGGGTCAGCGAAGAACGCCAACAATTCTTGATAAACTTGTTTACCAAATCCCCAAAACTTAACACCTTCAGATTCTTCACCACGAACCAATACAGGAACGTAAGTACGCATCTTTGGAGTCAACTTTTTTGAAAGATTCCAATCATCACGATTTCCAGTAGCCTTCAACTTTTCAGCGAACTCAACCAACGGGTCAGCACCACCATGTGAAATGGGTGACAATACGTTTTTACCACCAAAGTCAAAGTGGAAGTAAAGTTCGATAAATGGGTTAGCGGAGTTGTGGACGTAAGGAAGAATCCTAATTTGTTGTTTACCAGGTTGTGGTTTCCACAAGTTGTCAGTCTTTGTTACTTTCGTCTGAAGACTGTTCAGACGGTTTCGGATTGCATTTAAGTCAATAGCCATAATTTACCTTTTTTTATTTGTTAATTGTTAAACTTGTCACTAATATACAACATTTGGGTGACAATTCCAAATGTATTTCAAAATATTTTTTTATTTTTCAGTTTTGGGGGGTTTACCCGTTGGTATTATACCCACTGGTATAAATATCGGAGTAGAGTTAATTAACGTCAATAATTCTGAATAATGTTGTTTTTAAAATCTTATACCCATCACCATCGGTCAGAATCACAGCATTCCTATATTCGTCCCAATTCACTTGATAATGGCTATCACTTACTCCATTGTTTAAGTCTAATATAAGTTTGTTTAGAGCATTTATAGTATACATCGTATTGGTTTCCTTTTTACGATGTACCATGATTGTGTTTGGTAAGAACTTGTTCATGGTGGTTGGCATAATATTGTAACTAACAACTAACTCTTTAGATGGGTCTAATTTCAATATGAATATTTTTTTACTAAACAACTCAAATTTAGAATGAATAGCGTTTACCACATCCTCAAATGTGTTTTCGTTTGTAAATGTACACAATAACTGCGTTCTCACTCATGTCTCCGTAATTATTTTGAATATATGTCTTTATTAGCAGTTTCAAGGGTTTTAGCAAACCTTTTGTCTAACTGCATTTCAAATTTTATCTGACCACCATAACCAACACCATCTTCACGAACCACAATTGTAGCTAACGGAATGACTTTACCATCAAGGTCTGCTTTATATCCCAAGTATGGTGGATTGCCATCTTCAGCTACTAATTTTTCTTTGATTTGTTCAAAATCAGATGTTCCAAATATTTTTTCCATAACTTTCTTATCCAAAGAGTTTGGACCGATAGCCATGGTCTCTTCACCATCTGAAACTGATTTTAAAGGAAACTCTTTCTTAATTTCCTCTAACATACCAGCTTTCATTTTTGGATTTGTGACAATAGCTTTAACCGATTCGGCTTGAAACTCACGATGCGTCTCATCAACATTCTTCATGTATTGTTTTGCATCTTCATTTCCAGAATCAGCAAGAGCTTTGATACCTTCCAATACTACCTTGTTTTTGCTACGACTACCACCACCCTTTGCTAAATCATTCAAAGCATCATCAAATGATATTTTTTTAGACTTCATAGTATCTATTACTGATTTTGCAGCAGGGTCATTTGAATCAATTAATTTTTTAATGTCATTTGAGAATTTAGAGCCAAAATCACTCAAACCTTTTCTTTGATTTGATGAATATACCTTTTGATTGATTTCATCTGGTAAGTCAGTATCCCATTCGGAAAATTTACCAGCACCTGAATTCAAAAAGTTAACCATGGTTGATTTTTTCAAAGAAACCTCATCCAAAATCTCACTACCATCTTGAAGTTTAATCTTGGCGTACATATCACTTGAGAATCCTTTGTTCTTATTGTAATTCTTCAAACCGAGAGCTTGTACTTCATCTTTAGTATCCCAAGATGTAGCCACAATTTCAGCACCAGGATATTGTGAACTAATACGATTTAATATTGCCTGTCTATTGTTTTTAGCAGCTTGTATCCAACTCTTTGTTACAATGCGGCTACCCTCGGTTTTTAAACTGGGATTGTTTTTAATCAGAGCAGTTTCATGTGCTGATAATGCGTCAGTTAACTTTGTAAATTCGTCATTCGACATGGATGTTCCCATCATCGTCATCAATTCACCGGCTTGAGCAGATATTTGACCAGCACCACCAGGAATATCACTAAAGTGAGACCACTTTGTAGCATCTCCGGTAGGTCGAGTATTCATCATTCGTTCTAACGCTTTCAAATATCGTTTTGGAAATTTCGGATTTGAAACCAAATCGTCTGGAATCTTAAAAGCATCGGGTGGAGTTGGGTTTGCCAACTTTGCGTTTTTCTTTTCAAATTCAGCATCATCCGGAATCATTTCTTGAGTAAATGCTTTAGATTCTAAAGAATTTGTTTTTATTAACGTTTTATCTTTACCAGCTATAATACGTTCTTCAGATGCAGGTTCTCCAGATACTTCATCAGAACTATCTGATTCTTTACCCTTTTGTTTTGCCTTTTCTACATCATCTTTTGTGGCTGGGTCTTGAGTTTGTGGGTTTAGTTGTTTAACTTGATAAACTGAACCCGATTTCTTATTCTTTACCCAAGTATCCTCGTCAAGGTCTTGTTCTTCGGACTTTTCTTTGTATTTATCACGTTCGAATGATGTCATCATACCCAATTCAATACTCTCAACATC